TGTAAAGGCGTATTGGTAGATTGTAATGGGTGATCCTCCATTATTAGCAGGAGCAACCCAAGAGATTGTCGCACTCGTATTGCCAGGAGCGGCTGTAAGAGATGTGGGAGAGCCTGGAACCGTTCGGGGCGTCACAGATACAGATATGGAGGCAACTCCAGCTCCTATAGCATTTCTAGCCCGCACAAAGACTGTATAGGGAGTTCCATTGGTCAGGCCCGTGATGATACCCGAGGTCGCTTCTGGATTCGTGACAGTCGGGTCAAAGGCGCCAAAGCCACTGGTCGCACTTGTTGTGGAATACTCGTAGAGTGTAATGGCTGATCCTCCGTCATTAGGAACAACCCACGAGATTGTTGCAGTCGTATTACCCGCCACGGCTGTAAGTCCTGTAGGAGCGTCTGGAGCCGTTGCTGCAGGGCTCGGTGTGACCGAGGCACCTGTAAGCGAGGGAAGACCATCGCCTCTCGCATTAATAGCACGTACATAGATTGTATAGGGAGTTCCATTGGTCAGATCCGTGACGATACCCGAAGTGGCGGCATCACTGATATCGGGATTAAAGTTATAATACGTAATAGGGCTTATATTTGTAAAAGAATACTGGTAGCGTGTAATAGGCGATCCTCCATTCGCAACAGCCGACCATGAGATTGTTGCACGTTGATTTCCAGCCACTGCTGTCACGTTAGTGGGTCTGCTTGGAGTCGTTGCAGGCGTCACAGACACAGATCCAGTCGCAACTCCAGCCCCTGCAGCGTTTCTAGCCCGCACAAAGACTGTATAGGGCGTTCCATTGGTCAAGCCTGTAATCGTGCCTGAGGTATCCGTACCACCTGTGGTAAAGTTATTGAAGGAGGCATCCACGTTTGTAAAGGCGTATTGGTAGATTGTAATGGCTGATCCTCCGTTACTAGCAGGAGCAACCCAAGAGATTGTCGCACTTGCATTGCCAGGAGCGGCTGTAAGAGATGTGGGAGAGCCTGGAACCGTTCGAGGCGTCACAGACACAGATCCAGTCGCAATTCCAGCTCCTGCAGCGTTTCTAGCCCGCACAAAGACTGTATAGGGCGTTCCATTTGTCAAGCCTGTAATCGTGCCTGAGGTATCCGTGCCACCTGTGGTAAAGTTATTAAAGGAGGCATCGACGTTTGTAAAGGCATACTGATAGATTGTAATGGCTGATCCTCCGTTACTAGCAGGAGCAACCCAAGAGATTGTCGCACTTGCATTACCAGGAGCGGCTGTAAGAGATGTAGGAGAGCCTGGAACAGTTCGAGGCGTGACCTGCACCGAGCCAGCAAGCCCAGGGCCCACGCTATTTCTAGCACGCACATAGACTGTATAGGGAGTTCCATTGGTCAAGCCTGTGATGATACCTGAGGTCGCTGCTGGATTCGTGACAGTCGGGTCAAAGGCGCCAAAGCCAGTGGTCGCGCTTGTCGTGGAATACTCGTAAAGTGTAATAGCAGATCCTCCGTTATTAGGAACAACCCACGAGATCGTTGCAATCGTATTGCCCGCCACGGCTGTAAGTCCTGTAGGAGCGTCTGGAGCCGTTGCTGCAGGGCTCGGTGTGACCGAGGCACCTGTAAGCGAGAGAGGGCCGTCGCCTCTCGCGTTAACGGCCCGCACATAGATTGTATAGGGAGTTTCATTGGTCAGGCCTGTGACGATACCCGAAGTGGCGGTACCACTGATATCGGGATTAAAGTTATAATAGGTAATAGGGCTTATATTTGTAAAAGAATACTGGTAGCGTGTAATGGGCGATCCTCCATTCGCAACAGCCGACCATGAGATCGTTGCACGTTGATTTCCAGCAACTGCTGTCACGTTGGTGGGTCTTTCTGGGGTCGTTGCAGGCGTGACCGTGAGACTGTTGGTAGAGGCAAGGCCATTACCTCTCGCGTTAACTGCACGTACGTGGATTGTATAGGGTGTTCCATTGCTCAAGTCCGTAGCAAGTCCTGAGGCGTCTGTGCCACTAGCAGGTGGATTAAAGGCTCTAAAGCTGCCAGTTGGGCCTGTAGTTGAATACTGGTAGGCTGTAATGACTGATCCTCCGTTAGCCACCGGCGACCAAGAGATTCTTGCATTCGTATTTCCCGCCACGGCTGTAGTAAGTGTTGGGCTGCTTGGAGTCGTTGAAGGCGTGAACGTGAGACTGTTGGTAGAGGCAGGGCCATTACCTCTCGCATTCACGGCACGTACGTAGATTGTATAGGAGGTTCCATTGCTCAAGTCCGTAGCAAGTCCTGAGGCATCTGTGCCACTGACAGGTGGATTAAAGGCTCTAAAGGTGCCAGTTGGGCCTGTAGTTGAATACTGGTAGGCTGTAATGGCCGATCCTCCATTGGCCACGGCCGACCAAGAGATTCTTGCACTTGCATTACCAGCCACGGCCGTAGTAAGCGTGGGCGTGCTTGGAGTTGTTGCAGGCGTCACAGACACAGATACAGACGCAACTCCATTTCCTATAGCATTTCTAGCCCGCACGTAGACTGTATAGGGAGTTCCATTAGTCAGGCCCGTGATGATACCTGAGGTCGCCACTGGATTCGTCACACTCGGGTCAAAGTTTCCAAAGCCAGTGGTCGCGCTTGTCGTGGAATACTCGTAGAGTGTAATGGCTGATCCTCCGTTATTAGGAACAACCCACGAGATTGTTGCAGTCGTATTACCCGCCACGGCTGTAAGCCCTGTAGGAGAGCCTGGAACCGTAGCTCCGCTCGTTGGCGTGACCGAGGCACCTGTAAGCGAGGGAAGACCATCGCCTCTCGCATTAATGGCCCGCACATAGATTGTATAGGGAGTTCCATTGGTCAGGCCTGTGATTGTACCCGAGGTCGTTGTACCACTGATATCGGGATTAAAGTTATTGTAGGTAGGGCTTACATTTGTAAAAGAATACTGGTAGCGTGTAATAGGCGATCCTCCATTTGCAACAGTCGACCAAGAGATCGTTGCAGTGGTATTTCCAGCCACGGCTATCACGTTGGTGGGTCTGCTTGGAGTCGTTGAAGGCGTCACCGTGAGACTGTTGGTAGAGGCAAAGCCATCACCTCTCGCATTAATGGCCCGCACGTAGATTGTATAGGGGGTTCCGTTGCTCAAATCCGTAGCAAGTCCTGAGGCGTCTGTCCCATTGGCAGGTGGATTAAAGGCTCTAAAGCTGCCAGTTGGGCCTGTAGTTGAATACTGGTAGGCTAAAATCGTCGATCCTCCGTTAGCCACCGGCGACCAAGAGATTCTTGCATTCGTATTGCCAGGTGCGGCTGTAAGAAGTACTGGTCTCTCTGGAATGGTCGAGGGTGTCACTGGTACAGATGCACTAAATCCAGGACCCACCACATTTCTAGCACGCACATACACTGTATAGGGAGTTCCATTGGTCAGGCCTGTGATGATACCTGAGGTCGCCGCGCCACTTACAGCCGGATTAAAGTTGTTAAAGTTATCGGTGGAGTTTATTAACGAATACTCATAGGCTGTAATGGCTGATCCTCCGTTATTCGCAGTAGACCAAGAGATTGTTGCAGTCGTATTGCCAGGCACAGCTGTAAGTCCTGTGAGCGTGCCTGGGACCGTGGCTCCGCTGACCGGAGTGACCGTGGCACCTACGAGTGAGGGAGCGCCATTGCCTCTCGCATTAACGGCACGTACATAGATAGTATAGGGGGTTCCATTGGTCAGACCTGTGACTGTACCTGAGGTTGTTGTACCACTAATACTGGGATTAAAGTCGTTATAGCTAGGATTTACGTTTGTAAACGCATACTGGTAGCCTGTAATGGGTGATCCTCCATTCCCAACAGTCGACCAGGAGATCGTTGCAGTGGTATTTCCAGCCACGGCTGTCAAGTTAGTGGGTCTTTCTGGAACCGTTGAAGGTGTTAGAGTAATAGGCGTGGTTGCATCACCACCGAGGGGGAAGGCGCCATTCACAGCCTTTACACTCACGCTATACGGTATGCCATTCGTTAGACCACTTATCTCTGTGATCACCGGACTTGTTGTAATCGCCGGGCTAAAGGGTAAAAAGGGACCCCCTATCGAATAGAGGTAGTTTGTAATAGGGGCCCCCGATATGGGCGCAACCCAGCTCAACTGGAAGCTTCCGTTTCCTGACGTTGCGGTAAAGTTCCGTGGTACACTTGGTACTACACCAGGTATGCCCTGAACACCTGTAGAGGCCGTGCCAAATCCAACAATATTTCTGGCCCGCACATAGACTGTATAGGGAGTTCCATTCGTGAGGCCTACGATGATACCCGAGGTAGATGCAGGATTTATGTCGGGAGTAAAGGTATTAAAGCCACTTGTTGCGCTTGTAATGGAATACTCGTAGCCCGTGATGGGGGATCCTCCATTGTTTGGAATTACCCATGAAATGGTTAGCGAGAGATTATCAGGAGTGGCGATTACGCTTGTAGGAGCTGCTGGAACAGTCTCTGGTCCGACGGGTGTGACCTGCACGGGGCTTGAAGCGTAGCTGCTATCTGCAGAGTTTACAGAGCGAACTACAATCGTATAAGGGGTTCTATTCGTAAGGCCTCTGGCGATACCGGAACTCGCGTTTCCAGTGACATCTGGAACAAAGTTCAACCAGTTTACACCACTATTGAGTGAATACTGAAAGCGTGTGTAGGGAGTTCCCACGGTGGGAGTCGTCCACCGAAGAGTGACCAAGGTGTCTCCTGGTGTGGCGGAAAGATTCGTGGGCACGCCAGGTTGTACATTGGGTCTGGCTGTTAGTATATTTGAAGCAGGGCCGATATTCGAGGCATTGATGGCCTTCACGGCGAAGGAGTATAGGACTCCGTCTGTCAGACCCGTAATATTTGCCGAAAGATCGGTGATCGGTGGATCGAACGTGGTGAAGCTTGTTCCACCGTCGCTCGAATACTGGTAGTTCGTAAAGGGTGCGCCAATGCTAGGTGCAGACCACGTGAGGCGAACACTGGAGGCCTGTGCAACCGCGGTTTGAAGAGTGGGGGCAGTAGGAATAACCCCACCTGAAGATGGTATCACTGTTCTCAAAAGAGAGGAGGCTCCCTCTCCAACGGAATTGACCGCCCTCATTACGACCCTATATTCTTGACCGTTGTTCAGGTCATTTATATCAATAGTATTGCCCGTGAAGGCTGGATTGAAGGATACGAAGGTTGTTCCTCCGTTCAGAGAATATTGATAGTTAAGAATGGGCTGGCCTCCATTGTTTAGAGGTGCAGTCCATGATAGGCGGGCGGTCGTATTTCCAGCAGACACCGAGAAGTTTCTGGGCTGGCCGGGAGCACTGAGAACAAAGGGAGGACTATATCCTGCATTGCTGATTGATTGGACAATATAGTTATAGGATAGATCTGGATTCAATCCTGAGATAGATCGCGTGCGCTCAAACCCTTGAGTCCCTTTTACAACCCTCAATCCTACAGAGGGTATTGCAGAGAATAGATACCATCCGATTTGACAGGCTCCTGAGATGTCTATCGGCGGCGTCCATGTGGCAGTTGCAGTAAACCCAGACTGATCCGTATTCTTTGCAAAGACTAGATTAGTTGGGGGGCCCGTGAGAACACCTGGATCGACTGTGCGAAAGGATGCCGGCAAGCTGGATCCTGTGCTATTCGTCGCAACCAGTCGAAAGGAGTAGAGCTGTCTATTGACGAGCCCTGTTAGCTTCGCATAGCGAACGTTGGCGTCATAGTTAATAGATATAGTAGGAGGGACACTGCTCAAGGTATATCCCGTAATGGGTGAGCTACCGACATTTGTAGGAGGTCCCCACCAGAACTCGAGAGTATTTGGAGTGGACCGTGGTCGAATCTGAATATTCGGGGAATCGGGGACAGACATCCTGGGGGTTCTATTGTCAAGTACTAAAATGATTTTCATTTTAATACTGTGCAATACACTCAAGTGCCTATGTAGGCCATGTGATTCAATTTATAGGACTCTATCCACTCATATTTGACATAGCAAATACATCACATCGCGTAACCTCGGCAACCCCTATGCGAGGTGAATAACCATAGACGGAGATTATATGATTTCCTGATGTCATCTGTAGCCTACTTTGTAGAGTTATTACAGTGTATCGATTAAATGTAGTTGTACTCGAAAGTGTCAAAGCATGCCTACCTGATAGGTCAACTGTAAAATAGAATTCAAGTAAAAAGGGTGTATCTAGAGTTCTATATTCTATTGTGCTCATTATCCATACATAGGAATCCGTGCCTACTGTAATCTGGGTCTCTAAGAGTTTTATTTGAGCATTGAATAGTTCTATGGGAGTTCTTGTTATATTGAAGCTTGACTGAATCGTAGTGGGCCCCGTAGGTCCTATTTCACCCGTAGACCCTGTTGCACCCGTGAACCCGATGTCACCTACTGGACCAAGATCTCCAGGAGCTCCAAGATCACCCGTTAATCCTGTGGGACCTGTGAATCCAAAATCTCCTGGCGGTCCCAGATCACCAGGAGGACCTATGTCTCCTGTAAGCCCAGTAGGGCCTGTGAATCCGATATCTCCTGGCGGTCCCAGATCTCCAGGAGGGCCTATGCCTCCTGTTGCACCCGTGTTCGAGGCCGTTCCCGCTGGACCATCTTTTCCTGTATATCCTGTTGGACCGGTCGCACCCGTGTTCGTCGCCGTTCCGGGAATTCCCTGTATTCCCGCGTATCCAGTAGGACCTGTTACACCCGTGGCACCCGTGTTTGAAGCTGTTCCATTGGGGCCACGTGGTCCTGTCCATCCTGTTGGACCCGTTGGACCTGTGGGACCTGATGGACCTAGAACAAAGTCGAGCTGCGTAAGGATAAGGCGTGTCGATGTTCCGCCCAGAATATTCACGTCGGCCCCGCTCTGCTGTTGTATATATATCCCTATGAACTCGTTCGGTAAGAGAATGAGAGTGCCGCTTATCGCCGTTGACTTTCCAGAGGTCGTTATATTTGAATAGGTGTTCGACCCCATCGCATTTTTCATTATATAGACAGATTGGTAGGCGTCTTCATCAAGAGCTATTTCTCCAGTTACCAAGAGCGTCAAGGTTCTTGTCGATGTGTTTGTAAAAACACCGTTTACAAAGCTCCCTAGAAAGGTTCCGTTTGACGCACCTGGGTCAAATGTATCAAATATAATCAAAGAAGTGAGGTCGGAAACGAGGCGCGTATTCGTTGATAGGCGATAGGCCAGAGTTGCAACGGCTCCATCGGTTCCCTTCGGTCCCGTAACTCCCGTGGGTCCTGTGTAACCTATATCTCCAGGTGGACCCAGATCTCCAGTAGCCCCAGTAGCTCCCGTTGGACCCGAGGGGCCCGTTCGTCCGGTTGGGCCCGTGTATCCAATATCGCCTGATGGTCCTAGTGCTCCCGTTGGACCTGAGGGGCCCGTTCGTCCGGTTGGGCCCGTATTTCCAGTTGGGCCTGATGCTCCTGTTTGACCCGTAACTCCCGTTGGGCCCGTGGAACCCGTATTTCCCGTTGGACCTGATGCTCCTGTTGGGCCTGTATTTCCCGTTGGGCCCGTTCGCCCAGTTGAGCCCGTATTTCCCGTGGGTCCTAGTGCTCCTGTTCTACCTGTTGGGCCCGTAACTCCCGTTGGGCCCGTGTATCCAATATCGCCCGGTGGTCCTAATGCTCCCGTTGGACCCGAGGGGCCTGTTCGTCCGGTTGGGCCCGTGTATCCAATATCACCCGGTGGTCCTAATGCTCCCGATGGACCCGTTGGACCTATTCGTCCGGTGGAGCCTGTGTTTACTGCGAATCCAGGAGGTCCCACTGGACCTGTGGGTCCAGTGCGGCCTGTTGCACCGGTGTTCACAGCCATTCCATCTGGACCCCGTGGCCCTGTGAAGCCCGTGGGACCCGTCCGTCCAGTCCATCCTGTCACTCCTATTGGCCCTACGGGCCCTATTGGCCCTATCCGCCCTGTTGGACCTGTTTGTCCGGTCCAACCAGTCCATCCAGTCCATCCAGTCCATCCTGTTCGTCCTGTCGGGCCTGTCACTCCAGTCCATCCAGTCCATCCTGTCGGGCCAGTCCATCCAGTCCATCCAGTCCATCCTGTCAATCCTGTTGGGCCTGTATCTCCTAAATCTCCAGGTGGACCCAGATCTCCTGGTACTCCGATATCTCCTGTCGGGCCTGTTGGGCCTGTTGAGCCTGTTGAGCCAGTTGAGCCAGTTGATCCTGATGGCCCGGTCCATCCTGTTAATCCGCGCGGTCCCATGTTACCAATCTGTCCCTGTTGCCCTATGGGTCCAGTCAATCCACGACACCCCGTCGGCCCTGTTGCTCCTGTACAACCAGTCCCGTCTATTCCTCTCGGTCCCTGTGTTCCTGTGGGTCCCATACGACCTGTTGCACCTGTGTTCGTCGAGAAGCCCATGGGACCCGTGTATCCAGTGGGACCTGTGGAACCCGTATTTGACGCCGTGCCTGCCGGACCCACGGGGCCCGCAGGTCCTGTTCCAAGAGGGCCTGTTGGACCCGTGGCACCCGTGTTTGAGGCAGTTCCCGCTGGACCCTGCTCACCCGTTCCAAAGGGACCTGTGGGACCCGTCATGATCGCCGCGGCAGGATTAAAGGCGACATTCGTAACAAAGGTGTTTATAGCCGTAAGTTGTACGGCGAAATAGATGCCCGGTTGTTCCACGTAGGTGGGAGGAACGTAGGGTACCGTGAAATAAAGGGTGCCATTTGCATACCAGTTCATGTTCAGCCCATCGAAGGCGACCATATAGGCCGTTTGAGCAGTTGGTGTAATGGGTAAAAGGAACTGATCATCTATGGCGTATCCTAACTTTGTATATCTTGCATAGGCTTGCGTGGCTGTAATCCTAAATCCCCATACGGGTGTAACAGATCTATCAATATAGTCGCTGAGACCCACGGAGATATTGAAGGGTCCAGCCAGAGATGGATCTGTTGTAAACATGCAGTAGCAGGGCGTTGAAAACTGCTGTAGGGTTGTTGCGCTACGAGGATTGGGGCCCACACCTGGCCTCAAAAGGTGCAGGATGGTGTAGTTGTCCTTTAATATCATAGATGAGTCCTGAAACTGCCATATGAGACCTCCAAGACCGGCGGAACCTGTGGGACCACGATCTCCACGATCTCCGACCTGTCCTGGCTGCCCCCGTATTCCGGTTGGACCAATACAACCAGTTGGACCTGAATGACCTGTGGCGCCCGTGTTTGTGGCAAATCCAGGAGGTCCTGTATTACCCGTAGTTCCGGTTACACCTGTGGGACCTGTCGCGCCTGTGTTTGTTGCGGTTCCCTGGGGTCCTGTCCAACCTGTGCATCCATCATCACCCCTTGGGCCTGTATCGCCAACTTGACCACGGCATCCTGTAAGACCCTGAATACCGGTGGGACCTGTGGCACCCGTGTTCGTGGCAGTTCCATCAAATCCTCTTGGACCGATTGATCCTGTTGGACCGGATGGGCCGGTTTCTCCAGTTGGGCCCGTGTGTCCTGTCGGGCCCGTTCGACCTGTGGCACCCGTATTCGTGGCAGTTCCATCAAAACCCCTCGGACCGGTTGATCCCGTCTGTCCGATTGAACCTGTTGGCCCGGTTCTGCCCGTGGATCCTGTTGCACCGGTTGGTCCCGTCTGTCCTCTTGGACCTGTTGGACCGGTTCTGCCTGTTGCACCTGTATTTCTTGCTACGCCATCTATGCCTCTTTCTCCGGTTGGACCTGCAGCTCCTGTAATACCTAGACCGGTCGGTCCAGTTTGTCCGCTAGGCCCGGTAACTCCTGTAGGCCCAGTTTCACCCGTGGGACCTGTCCGGCCTGTCGGGCCTAATCGGCCTATTGAACCCGTTGGACCCATTAGACCTATGGGACCCGTTCGACCTGTTGCACCTGTGTCACCCGTGAATCCCAAATCACCCGGCGGTCCGAGTGCTCCTGTTGGGCCTGTGGCTCCTGTGTTCGTGGCAGTTCCGTCAAATCCTATTGGGCCTCTTTCACCTGTCGGACCTCGTTCACCTGTAGCTCCTGTGTTCGTGGCAATTCCATCAAATCCTATTGGACCTCTTTCACCTCTCGGGCCTGTTTCACCTGTAGCTCCTGTGTTCGTGGCAGTTCCATCAAATCCTATTGGACCTGTTGGACCCGTATCTCCTAAACCAGGTGGTCCGGTAGGTCCTAGTGCTCCAGTTTGCCCTGTACCTGATTCTCCCCTAGATCCTGATGCGCCGGTAGGCCCTAGTGCACCGGTAGGTCCTAGTGCGCCGGTAGGTCCTAGTGCACCGGTAGGTCCTGTGGAGGCTCGCCCTGTAGCACCTGTTGCACCGGTAGATCCTGTAAAGGTCTGCCCAGTGGGACCCGATTCTCCGGTAGCTCCTAGTCCACCAGTAGCTCCTGTTGCACCAGTATCTCCTAGAAGGCCTTGCCCTGTGGGACCCAGTGCTCCGGTAGCTCCGGTGAAACCTGGAAGGCTCTCTCCAGTAGGTCCTAGTGCACCAGTAGGACCAGTAGGACCCAGATCAGATACTGTAACATTGTTACCCATATTGGCGTGATTTACACAAACATAGGTCAAACTGCTTGGAGCGTTATAAGGAACTTCAAAAATAATAGTTCCGACCTGTGTTCCTCCGCCTGTTACTCCATTGCTGTAAACAAGTCCAGAACTATAGGATGATCCACTTGTTTGAAAATAAAGGCCATGAGTTGGTGCATTAATATTTATTACATAACGATGTCCACGAATAAAAGAAAGAACAGGGGCTGTTGCACCATTAATTATGTATTTACCACCCGATGCAGTAACATTTAAGGTTATCCCACCGCTTGAACCCGTAGGCCCTGTTACACTGGACATGCCTCTTACTAAGATATAACCTAAAAAATAATGTTTGATCCCCACACTCCTACCGTGCTGTGCTCAGACTCTGTTTCCATGCAATATATCCACGAGTCTGCTCAACGAAATAGGATGACCCCAGAAGCCGAATGGCCATCTCGTGCAGAGCTCGTTGATCGACCGTCATAGCGTCGATATACATCTGCGCCTCCTTAGAGATCGGATGCGGTTCAAGCTCGGTATAGTCCATACCCGGACTATGCGATAGAAATAGCTACAATTTTACTCGATACAATACCTTAGAAACGAGCCGCGAATGGCCTTCGTAGCCTTTGACCTAGACAACACTCTCGGATACTTCGACACCGTGGCACCGCTCGCCTTCTTCATGTCCCCCGAGTTTATTCAGAATCCAGAAGAGGGCCCGACAAATCCACTTGTGATCTCAAAGCGTCTGAGGACGAAACTCGCCCATATTCGCAAGGAGCTTGCCGCCGAACTTCTGAAACGACCCGATCTTTTAGACGCTGTACTGAGGCCGAATCTGGATGATCTGATCAAGCCCATTTTGAAACATGGCGCGACCGTGATTATTTATTCAAACACGGGAAACACTCTTTCAACTCATCTGGCTAAGGACATGATCGAGCGGAAATACAGATGTCCGGGACTCATCCAGTTGATAGCCGACGTCTTTCATCCTCTCAGAAAGCCCGAAACAACCGGCAAGAGAGGCGCCGACGGATTTCGAAACCCCCAAAAACACTTTCCAGTGCTTGAACGTCTCTTACAGGCCGCCTCGAATCGCCATGAGCCAATCCACCCGGACCAAATCCTCTTTGTCGACGATAAAACTCCCATGCATCCTATTGCGGAGGCGATACCTCGGGGGCTAACCTATATTAAGCCGACGGCCTATGCACCGAGAGTGAGTGAGAGACAGCGGCAGGGGATTCTAGAGATTGCACTCGGGCTCATGGATCGCGCCGGGCTGCTTTCGGATGAAGAGTATCTGGGATCGGCCTTCTGTTTTAGACGTATTCATCGCATGGAGGGAGTGGTAACTCTTCGAGGATTTCCGGACCTATTTTCGTATGTCTGGAAAACCATGCACAAGACAAATCATCCGCTGTCCACGTGGAAGGAGGATACGCCTATGATTCAAAGCGAAATGCGCCGGTTTTTTCGGCAATGAGGGCCGTCAGTCCGAAGAGAATGCCGCCCCAGGCAATATCTACGAGTGCGAAGTTCAGATCATAGGCCTTCAGGGTCGCATAGTTTGTGAAATCATAGACAGCGTAGGTGGCCGAGCCAATCAGAATGGCCTCTAGAGGGGATTTGGCGCGACTTACGAGAAACCCGATAGCCAGATATACGGCAGCGGCTGGAGCGAATCGTATGGATAGGGCCGATCCCTGGATTTTCTCGATGAGTTTGGAGGAGGTCGCCTTTGTATGGAGAAGCCAGGGCACGTCTATGGCGAGCGTGATCAGGCCAAGCGTGATCGCGTCTATAAGCGCGCTCATCTAACGTGGGCTTCTATTAATGGAGACTCTGCATTTGGAGGGGTTTTCGGAGTCTATTCGGGGAAAGAGAGTTCTTTGCGTGGCCTCGAATCCCACGAAGGCTGAGGCCTTCTTGAAGGGAAATCGGGAATCTCGTGGCAAGCATATTCTAATCCATCAGGCCGCTTCGGTCATCCCGCGGTGGTTACAGCGACTCGGATGGGATACGACCTTTCATATACGCGACACCCAGGATCTGAAACTGGCACTTACGGTTGTCCAGCATTGTACGAAGCCCGTGCAGGTTGTCTGGACAGGAGGTGAACCGGCTCCCAATGTTCTCGCGCTTTTAGCAAAGATTGAGGCCGGATTGGTTTGCGTGGGAGATAGGGCACCTGTTTCAGAGTGGGATGCGGTCTTCTGGACTCCCGGATCGAGTATAGAGGATGTTGAACCCTTTGTAACAGGGCACATGGGATCGCAGCCTCGACTCAAGTCCATTCTTAGTGAACTGCGTTCGTCTGATGTGGGTCTTGTTTGGTCCTCTATTCGTGAAGAGAAGCGCGGTTCTCTCTATTGGTTTGATCCGGCGGAGGGCGATGCGGCTCCGATGGATCCTGAGGAAACTGCCGATGTTCTCCGTCGGGTGGCGGATTCATTTTCACGTCTTAAATAATATAGATTCATAAGATCATATTAAGCGCTGAGAGTGCTTAAGATGATATTTATTCAATGCTGCAAGCTCCTCCGGTACTCACTTTTCCGTTGCGATCACTTGCGGAAAAGCTTGTATTGTCGTCGCAGGCTCCTCCGATAGTGGCTATTTCATAAGATCACTTACGGAAAAAGCTTGAATTGTCGTCGCAAGCTCCTCCAATAGTCGCTATTTCACAAGATCACTTGCGGAAAAGCTTGAACGTGCCCTTCTTGGCCGAGTAGCCCGCCGCCTTCAGGCGACGAACCGCAACCTTGCCCGCCGCGTGCTTGCGCTTCGATACAATACGACCCTTCTTGGTCTTCATGAGATCCTTACGCGTGAGGCCGCCGGAGGTACGCTTGGCCGTTCCGTGGAAGACCTGGGCCTTCGTGCCCACCGTGGACGCGCGCGACGCGCGCTTCTTGAAGGTCATGCGTGCAGCCTTACGCTTGGAGAGAAAGCGCCCGCGCATGTTACGAGCGCGGCGGGCGCCGCCCATAGGATAGGGAGAACCACCCATTGAATGACGCGAACCACCCATCGCAACCATAGGACCAGAAGGTGCAGGAGATCCCACTAGGCTACCAAAGGTATTAGTCATCATCTTCGAAGCTGAGTTCAACATACTGGGACCAGAAGACATTCTATATTTATATCCGAGATTTTACTGTTCGCTGCAACTCCTCCATTTTTTTCAGATCGTAGGTACCCGCAAAGTGGACGAGAAAATCGCCGGGCGCCCATGTTGGTTTACCAGGAGCTCCCTCTAAATACGCATTGAACCGCCTGCAATCCTCCGTAATCTGTATTTTTTCAGAGTCCGCTGGATTTGTATATAAAAGTTTTATAATGGCCGCATTTTCCCACCAAATATGATAGGTCAAATCTCGTTGTTCTCCTACGCGTCTCCAGAAATCACGCTGCCAGTCCGTGTTCCGTAGAAGCATGTTGCCGGAGTTTAGATTATTGCAGGCGTCCAGAGCCATAAGCAGATCCTTCGAGTTCTCAAGCAAGGGGACCACGTGATCTTCAAGACGGAGATCAGGATTCGTAATCATAACATCGGCATCCGATAAGAAGATCAAAGCTCCCTCGGAAGCGTCTCGGAGAATCTGAAGCATAAGAGGTACCTTTGACCAGGCGATCGGTTTCGTCCTGTCCCAGAACTCTTTGCCGCCCTGGACATAGGTATATCCGTGTCGTTTCGCATAGGCGGCCTTGGACTCCAAGGCAGGTGCCAGAGAGCGTTTGAAATCCTCTCCGATTGCGAGAGTGGCTATTATCATTCTTCTTGGGACTTGTCGCCAAGACTTAGGCAGGGCTCGAACCAAAAAATTGAACCCAGGGCGCCGCCGAAACTTGAAACTACCATGACGTACACATATCAGAAGAACGCAGAGGGTCTCTTTGTTTGCGGCACCTGCAAGGCTGTGAAGAAGAATCAGAATACCATGCACTACCATATGAAGAGTCACGAGGGCAAGCCTCCCTTTGAGTGCGGAATCTGTAAGAAGGGCTTTCTCCAGTCTCAGAGTCTGGCGGTTCATATGGCAGCGCGTCATCCGACGGAGGAGAGCAAGCAGCTTGCCTGTCCCTGTTGTGAATTCAAGACTGTGACGAAGGCGAACCGGATCATTCACTACGTGCGAAAGCATTGTCAAGAGCATCTTGAGAAGGCTTTGGCACTCGAGGATGGCATCTACGGATGTACAATCTGCGAGAAGAAGATGAAGAGTAATACGGCCTTTCATTACCACGTGGCCGCTTGTCTCGATCTAGGTGATAAGCAGCGGGAACTCGAGAGTATTCTCTAAACTCATATAAGAATGAAGGGAGAATCGAAACCTTTTATTAATACGAATCAATATGCGAGAAACCATTTGCCAGAGGTGAGTCTGTTTCGAGATGAATATGGAGACATACTCTCAAATAGAGGTGACATGGGCAGATATTTTCCAAATGCCCAAGATGCATATTTTAAAGATAAGGGGTATGTTAGAGTTACTAATCCAAAGCTCGGAGATACACTTATTTATCTGGAAGTTGAGGGGCCTATGATAGAAGTTAAGATTACTAAAAGGGTTGGCTATGATTTTACCTTGGATCCGGTACTAAAGGGTGAATCCTTTAAAGTTGACGTAGAAGATAATGGTTCTGTATATTTTCTTTTAAAAAAGGGGAGGGCGGCTGCAAATACCCTTTCTAAGAGAGAAAATGCTCTTAGAAATGGGCCTCGTAGACGGAACAGGCTGTCGGGCGGCACTCGTAAAAACCGCCTCTAAATCTCAGAGGATTTCACATGGGTCTGTGAAACCACAATCAGCTTGTATAGGTGATGACCGAGCGCGGCAAAGGCCAGCATAAGAAGTATCTCATAGGCCGGGCGTTCTGTTTTTTTTCCGTTATAGCCGATCCAAAGAATAACGGGGGCCACGACGGCCACATGAAGAACATGTATCCAGACGAACTGGGAGCCAGCAGTCCATCTGGCGAAGCCCTTGTATCCGTGATAGGCTACGACGAGGAGCCCTGTTCCAAAAAGAAGAGAATAGATCCACTCGGGAGTGGCAGCACGGTTGAAGCCGACATAAAGAAATAGAGGAACTACGAGCACGAGATGTGCGATCGATATAAGAGAATAGATGTCCATTTGTACTAAGACGTTGTGCTAAGTTAAATGCCTACAAGACGTTAGTTCTTTTTCTTATCCTTCGGCTTCTCTACGAATAATGCACGAAGACTATCCTTATAGACCGCTATTAGACCGACGACTACAAGAGCTCCTACCATAGAGGCAATCTGCTTGACCTTGAGCGCCATTTACTTAGGCGTCTCCTTTAAAGAGGCGCGTTGAATACACTCCTTTCGTTTCTCCGAAACCCATTCCATTACTTTCTCTGTATTGGACTCCTCGAGCGGACCCGTAGCCTTTCCATTTGCGAGAACAAGGAAGGAGGGGATCGAGCGAACGGAACAATAGCCTGCCGTATATGAATTCTGATCGACGTCGCATTTGAGCCAGTTCACGCCGGGCATGGCGTCGAGGGCGACAGTGTCAATACGTCTGCAAGGACCACACCAGGTGGCTCCGAAATAGATCGCAGTAAAGTTGGGTTCGTCGGGCTTCATAAGCTCCTCGAACTCCTCTTGGTTCATTAAATACTTCATTCTATCCTGGTTGAAGAAAGTGCTAGACCTCCTAGAGCCGCAGTAAGCAGAACGCCTATAAAGAAGTAGGCCGCGCTGGAGTTGTCGGGTCCTATCATTTTCTTTGCAATATCATCCAGAGTCTTTTTCCCCCCACCATCTTGTACTGCAGAGCCTCCTTCTTGTACTGCACCACCTCTCATGGCGCTGAACATGCCTGGCATGGCCGTAAAGGCAGCCATGCCTCCTCCAAGGAGACCTGTAAGTCCAGCAACTGCCTTGAAGAGCGTTTTCAATAGAGGCTTGAAGCCACGCGTGATTTCTTCGGGCAGCATATTTACTAGAGTAAATCCACCAAGAGACATGATAAGAATGACTACAAATACGTGGATGAGTGTTATACTTCCGAAGGTTCCCGCTGCCGGATTAAAGTTGCTACCGAGTGACTTTGTAAAGAAGGGTGTCCGGAACCCGAGATATTGAAAGTCTGGATCAAACATTTGTACAATATCAAAGATATACCAGGGACTGTAGTACAGAATCGTTGATATAGGCCACAGTTCTGGAAAATAGGCGACAAGGAACTGTCCTGATAGATAGGAGGCCAGCTGTACACCGGCCTTTGCGGCTGCCCATCCAGGAGATCCAGAGATCATTAGATTGGCCCCGGCATATCCCAGAAAGGACATGGGGGCAAATGGAATCACGCCTGCGAAAATGAGGAGTACGAACCAACTTATAGGAGTACCAACATAGGCGAGGTTTTTAAAGTAATCTGTCCATGATCCTGAGGCTGATGCTCCTGCCGGTGTAAGCCCCATAGGTGGGACGGGAGGTGGAGCCGCACGATTAGAAAAGGGATTCGTAAAGGATGGAACTGCAAGAGGTGAAACTGCTCTAAATGCGTTTCCTAGAAAGGACATTCCTATTACTATATCCGAGTATCAGGGATTACCAAGCACGCGTTAGCGTCAAGTGCCTTAGATCTTAAAGAGTAGTCCCGCGAAACCATTAACGACCCGCAGAACATTATGATTCTTCGCGTATACACGGGCGTGACAGTTACCTCGAGGCGGCGTATAGTAGGGGTTCATATTCGGGCGGCCGTTCGCCGAGGTTACCGTAAATGGCCCTCTATAATCTCCACGCATTGTGATCTGCAAGATCATATTATCAATGCGGCTCGCGTTCAGTGACCCCGAGGGTTGCATGTCCTCTGGCCGGAGAGAGAAACTGTAGCAGTAGATGAAGTTCTTTGGGACGTTGCTGTGATAGTTGAAGGGTTGGACGAGGCGGAAATATCCGGCATCACGGGTATCGAATCTATCATAACCATCTACCTGCAGGACGGCCTGTGTCATGAGGTCGTGATTGGCACCGACTTCAATATTTGGATTGATACTTATGGAGCTATAGTTGAAGTGCTCATTCGTACCATCCATAAGATCGCGTCGGAGAACCCATATAAGTTCTCTTATTGGATGGTTAAACTCAAGATTGATATTGGCCGTCGCCGCGTCTGCCGGTATGCTGATCTTGGGAGTATATTGAATCTGCTCGATGAGATATTCGTGGGAGTTGGCCACGAAGCGTCTGCGCTCCTCGGTGTCTAGAAAGACATAGTCACCCCACATGCGCATATCAATAATCTTCGCGCTATCAACCTGTACTGGAGCACAGCCTCCACTGAGGTCCGGTGAGTAGAAGAGACTCTGGAGGGGTCGGAGCTTCAGATTGATACGGACGGGATGGTACTGCATGGCTAAGAGAGGAAGATAGAGCCCGGGGTTCTTATTGAACCAGAACTGGAGGGGGATGAAGAGCTTAGTGGATCCGTCGGGATATAGATCTGTGGAAAAAATATCGCCGGGTGAAATGGCGGGTGGTGGGAGAAATCCATCGACTCGCCCGACCATGCTGCCGTACCCCTGTTGAAGTCCGAGTGGTATGGAAAGCTGTGTCCAGAGTTCAAACCATTCCCCGGTCTGCTTGTCTATTTCCTGTTCGCCGATTTCGAGAGTGATTTCCTCTATTAGCGCATGGCCTATGGCATTTGTATAGGGCACGGGCGTTCCATCCGTTAGAGTGAGCTGGGGCAGTACAACCTCCAGTGTAATAGGCCCAAGAAGATCCCCACGTCTGGGTACAAGACAGGTAAGACGACGACCGAAGTCAGGATCACCGTCAAAATACATGACCTGGGACTCCACGGCGAAGTTCGTGTAACGACGATAAACCATTTTGAACCAGGTAATCTGGGGATTTCCTGTTAAAAAGACATCCTGCTTTCCTTGAGCAACCAGCTGAAGGAGCCCACCACCACCAGGCATTCTACTGATACACTTCTCTTATTCGTTAAGATGCCCGTTAGAGATTCTCATCAACTAAGCAGAAGATGGCAGGGAATAGGAAGACGCTCGATACAGATCTTATTTATCTTAGAGAAGTCTATGCCAGGACTAACTTTAATCAAACCATTCCATTAGGTCAGGTTCTTATTGCCAACGGAGATGACTCTACTAGCTGGGATTATTTACGAGTCTCTAGCTTTAATACCTTAATAGCGAATGATAAGATTCCTCTTTATGCCGATTTAGGTCTATCAACTATTAATATAAGTACCTCGGGTCCACCAGGGCTTCTAAATAGTTATATTGACAGGAGTTCAAAGGCTCTTATTTTAAGAACAGCACCTCCAGTGATCTCCGTATCACAACGGCCTGTACCCGCTCCCTCGCAGCTTGTGGCCTCCTCCGCCCCAGATATCGCATCAATCTCAAACTATTCGACAGTGACCCTGATCGGTGTGAGAGATATCATTTTTTCCACCGTGACAAACGTAGCGAATGCACCTCCTGCTATCTTTATGTCGATTAGTAGCTTTACAAGCGCAGGATATTCGAGTATTAGTGGCGAGGCCTACGCGTGGCGCCCCTATCTCTACAATGTGCTTAGAAGGGCCCAAAATCTTCCAACGCTTACCAGCAGTATCGAAACTACGTGGGCCACTGGTCTACAAAATCTATCAACCTCAGAGGCCTATCCCAACTATAGCACAGGCGATGTATATTTCAGCACGGTTTCTATTAACATGAGAAACTACATCGGATACATTCAGTCTGGTGTATCGCAGGTAGTCTTGGAGGTTCAACCAACCTATCTTCTCCCCCGCTTTCTCTTGGGCAACGAGGAGTATCCGAACTTGTTTAAGAATATGTCATCATATATTCAATACACGAATCTCACAAGCACAATCATTCTCTCAGGAAGTCATACGTCTGATCTGATCGTGTCACAGCAATCCAATGCCTACACATCGAACTACTACAACAAGCCGATGAAGCTGCCGATTGATTCGGGTACTATTGCGAGCAACTGGGCCATGGACGGTGCGGTTGGCTACTACACGCTCTATCATCGCATCCCTGGGGGTATGGCACAACTTGTTTCAGGAGATGCCTGTGGGTACCATGTTGGAAATCGCGGAGGCATGAGTAATGATTTTCCCACCTATATGAATGCAACACCTCTAAAAAATGCAGTATTCATGAGTATTTACAATAAAATACCCTTCCCTCTCACACCTGAGGAGCTTGCGCAGCAGATTGCAACCTCTCCGGCTCCTGGTGGATTCATCGTATTATCAACAACTATCAATGAGATCATCTTCAGCTGGCAGGGTGCGGTCGGCGCCATAGAATATGTCTTTATTGTAAACGGAGAGACAATTATCCCAGATGCAGGGCAGGCAGCATTTTCAGCGTTTTCTGCGTTTTCGGCGTTTTCGATTCCCGCAATTACTGCAACAGTAAGTGGCAAATCGGTGCGTCTATCAGGTCTGAGCCCTGGTACTCAATATGCAATCATAGCCGTTGCCATCGCCGCTGGAGGAGGACGAACGCAGTCCGATACCGTTTATTTTTTCACCTCGCCTGGTTCACCTGATAGCTTTTCCGTGTCTGATGTCAATGATGATGGATTCACAATAGACTGGTTGAACTCGGTGGGAGCCTCCTCCTATGCCTTTACCCTTAATGGTATTCCTGCTACACCTGTTGTACAGATTGGTCAATCTGCTACTTTCACGAATCTTTCTCCGAATACCACGTATTTGTTCGGAATCACGGCGATAAACTCTGGAGGTGAGACGACCTCTACAGATGGTCTCTCGATAAAGACTGCACCAGATGCTCCCGTAGTAGTGTCATCGACGATTGGTGTGAACACGATTTCTATCAGTTGGCAGGGCGGTAATGGGGCAACCAGTTATTCATATCTCGTGAATGGAGAGTTGACTCCTCCTGAATCTGAGACCACATTATCTGCTACCTTTAGAGGATTAACCCCGAACACCCAGTATAACTTCGTCGTGATTGCGAATGGAAGTGGAGGTTCCACGGATTCTGTTCCATATTCCGTTTCGACAGGTGGGCCACCCATTGACCTGTCTGCAAATAGCATTACAAACACCGGATTCAATATAACATGGGACGGATCCTTTGATGATGCGGTCTATTCATATACAATAAATGACCGCCAGCCGAGTTTCTATGATATATCTGTAAACACGGTGGGTAAGGAGGCCATCTTTACACGAGCGGATCCATTGACTCTCTATTCTATAGTTATCACCGCAACTCGTGGGGGAATAGCAAGTTCCTCTTCTGTCTACAGTCTAAGAACACTGCCAAATGCTCCTACGCCTATTGTGGTCAGCCCACAATCGATCACAGTTTCCGCATTCACACTCGTTTGGACGGGTGCCGTGGGTGCGACGAGCTACACCTATTCCTTCAATGGATCTCTCGCCGTACCAAACTCCACGGGGGCAAATAGCGCGACCTTTACAGGCCTTCCTCACTCGACTCTCTTTTCCAATATACGTATCACAGCTCGGAATACGGGTGGGTCAGTAGTATCACAACCAATCTTTGTAACAACTCTTACACCGGCGCCTATAAAACCAATCTTGGCGACCAGCCTTGTAACCACTAACACTTTGCGTATTGCCTGGCAATCAGGTACCTATGCAACGAGCTTCACCTATAGCTTGAATGGCCAAGGAGTGACACCTCTTATATTTACACCAACTTCCGTAACCTTTGAAGGCTTACAGACAAATACGAGCTATACGGTTCGTGTTACGGGCACCAATATAACAGATTCAATAACCTCCGATCCATTGATCGTATCAACTTTTAGCCTTCCTCCTACAGCTCCTGTGATCACATCGTCTGCTATCACAGATACCAGCTTTACAGTCTCTTGGGTTCAGGACACGAATATCACAAGCTATACCTATAGACTCAATGGCAACACGGCGACACCCTCTTCCTCTACAAGTACATCAGCTGTTTTTGGAAATCTGAGTGCAGATACTTCATATACTATTGTGGTTACAGCAAACAATAATAATCCTGTTTCAGCCGCGTCCAATACGATTTCTTTGAGAACTCTGGTCCCACGACCCGCTGTGTTTACCGTTCAATCCTCTAATATAACACCCACTGAATTTACACTTTCTTGGCCGCTTGATACAAATGTGACAAGTTATACCTATAGGCTGAATGGCACACTTACAACACCCACCTCATCAAGTAGTACATCTGCCACCTTCGGAAATAGGATTCCTAACACCGTTTATGATATAGTAGTTATAGCCAGCAATAGTAATCCAGATTCGAGAGAATCTTCTATCCAGCTCCGAACGATTATTGGAGCTCCTACAAATCTAGTAGCCTCTTCCATAAACCCATCGGGATTTACGCTGAACTGGGCGGCATCTACGGGTGCGAACGACTATAAATTCTTAATTGGAGGATCCGCATTCACACCCACCTACACAACAGGTGCAACGACCGCGAGCTTCAGGAATCTATCACAGACAACCCTATATAATGTGCAGGTTATTGCAACAGATGGAACGCGCGACTCCCTACCGAGCACGGTTCTTCCTGTAACAACTATCGCACCTCCTCCACCTTTAGAGTTTTCATCGTCGGGTACAAATCTACCCTCCTCTTATGTGATCCCTGAAGGTTATACAAACATATACATAGAAATTCTCTCAGGATCTGGAGGTGGCGGTGGATGTGGACCTGGAACTAACCCCTCGTCAGGTGGAGGAGGTGGAGCCTACATATTTGGAACAACTACGATAACCCCTGGCAATCAATTGGCTATATCTATCAGTGGAGGTGATCATATCATTAATGGAGGTGCTGGTGGATTAGCAACTCCTACTGGACCCCCTTTAAATCCTCCAACGCTAGGCGGTCATGGAGATACTGCAACCATTACCATTGGAGCAACAACTATTCGAGTAAATGGAGGGAGAGGAGGCGGAGTTGGAGGAGGATTTGGAAATGGTTACAACAATCAACCTGGTCATCCAAATGCAAGTCAAGCAGGTGATACCGTACCTAGTATCGTCCCTTTCTGGATTACTAAACTTACTGGCGATAATGGACCGATTTCGAGTCCTACTGAACAAGGAGGACGTGCAAGATCTGGAAAGGATGGGTATACTGGAGGGTCTGCGGGATGGGCGAGCGGACCTGCGGGTGATGTAAGAGGTAATGGCACTGCAGGAAGCGACGGATATTATCTGATTCGACTCACGTCGGTCTAAGGCTCCTCCTCTTTTTTACACTAGAGATGCAGGCCCGTCATCCAAAAACTGGTAAACCGATTCGTATTATCAAATCGGATAGCAGCCTTTGGCAAAATGAAAAGACGCTTGTTTGGCTGGAAGCCGACGCCAATCCCTCCAAGAACTGGGATCGCTGGGACGTCGGTGTGACCTCCTCGGCAACAGCCACTGCTCTTAAAGGACGGATCGATGTGAGTATGATAGTCTGTCTTGGAGATCTTGAGGAGGAGGCCGCATGGCTTCTAACTAGCCCCAAGGCCCCTGTTATTGCCATACCCCGTGCACTGGCAATGAAGATTGGCCTCGATACTCTCGTGAAACTTCAGCTTCGCAGCCTCATCTGTCTAGAGGAGATCAATGATCTCTACCCCTATGTTCCGACGTGGGATGGAACTGTGGAGGGTGCCAAGAAGATGTTGGGTACAATGATGCACTATAAGGTGAACCATACTGAGCCATTAATCTCTCCTAAGCCCCTATGGTTTGTTAGCCAATACTATCATCCAGAAAAGAAGGCTCGTGCTGCCGAAATCGACGAGTGTCTAACGAAAAATATGCTGTGCCCCTACATTGATAAGATCGTGCTCCTAAATGAACGGGCTCTCGCTCCTCCTCATCCAAAGGTTGTAGAACGAGTGATCAAGCGCCGCCTCCGATATGTTGATGTGATTCGCTGGATTTATGATGAGGCGCCCGCAGACGCTCTTGTTGTCTTTGCAAACGCCGATATCTATCTCGATAAGAGTTGGCGCGCTCTATGGGCTCTGAATCTCGAGGACTCCGCTATCGCTCTTCTTCGATGGGATATGAAGGAGGGTAAGCCGGTTCTCTTTGGTCCTCGCGCGGATTCGCAGGATACCTGGGTTCTGAGCGCGGCTGCAGTGAAGGCGCGCACCTGGGACTGGGCCTCTCTCGACTTCCCCTTTGGTAAGGGCGGCTGTGACAATGCCATTGCACTTGAGCTCTTTCGGCAGAAGTTTCTGGTGACAAATCCGGCACTTACACTTCGCACTCTTCATCTTCATGAGAGTGCGGTGCGCACCTATGATAAGTATGATATTGTGGACAAGCCGGCCTATCTCTATATTGAGCCAACGGGGATTCACGAGCTACAGCCGATTATTAATATTCCAAAGGAGGCCGTGCATACGGTGTTGAAGCCGGCTGCCTTCGATCGTCGGATTCAGGGCCCGAGCTCAGCCCCTCGTTTGAAGACCTATGCGGTGATGAACTCGAAGGTCACGGGGCTCACTCTTGACGTCGATGTGCCCAATGCCTATGAATCATCTGCCATTCCCCTCTATCGCTACAATGGGATCTTCTCCTCAAAGGAGGGCCTGGTCTTTAATGGGCATTCTATCCTGGTTGGCGCATCGGCTGCTGTAAAAAAGGCATGGGCTTCAACGAACATGAGTCTGTTGGCTGCCTCTGTTCACGTGAAGAGTTGTCTGGTGGCACCTCTTTCAAAAAGTGTGGCATCGAATCCCGAACTCTATACACTGAACTACCTCGGCAAGATTATGCTGATGCAATCTATAACAGCGGGGGATTTCTGGGCGTCGAAGGCTGTAGAGCCCGTTCTACGGCTCTTCAAATGGTCGAACCCCGTTCCCGCGATATCATACGAGCAGAATCGACAGGCCTGGTGCGATACAGCTCTCGTATGGAATGAGCAGGACGCAGGATCTGATCGCGTGACGAAGGAGGAGGTGAAGGCACTCCGTTCGAATCTTCGTATTCAACGTGAAAGAGAGCGGCGCATCGTCGTCGTGGGGGGCGACTGGATCACTGAAGAGGTTATTCATGCGCTCGAGGCCGTGATGCCGGTCACGGTTCTCTGGTCGACGAGCTCCGTTGAGATGATTGCCGATGCACTGGTGGGCGCTGCCGCCTTTGTGACCCATGGGCCACTCGGCTCATGGGCCTGGCTCATGCCCGCTGGATCCATGCTCTTTGAGATCCAATGTGAGATGAATCCGGCGATTGATCTCCTGCATTTGGCGGGGGCCGCTGACCTCAATCACCAGCTCTATGTGATTGCCCGTGGTAAGCCTACGGAGAAGCAGCTCACGCAGCTATCTACGGCCGTTCTCAGTGTTCTAACCGATCCTTCGAAGCCCGTGATCATGATGCCGGATCGCAAGGGATTCTTTGGACACGCAGGGGACTCCTTTCGAGAAATGGTGAATCTGTGGTCTGAGCGCGGATATGTCACGATTCGCCCCACGAGCGCGGGACACGTCTCCCTATCTATTGGGTCTTCGAACACGGTTCTCTATGACCGCCCGAACTACGAGTGGTTGGACGCGGAGCCTGTAGAGGCCCCTATTCTGATGGGTAATCCGGCCCCCATGACGGCGTCCCAGCGCGCGTGGACCTTCTGGCCTCGTAGGCCGACCCTTGTAGAGGAGCTGGCTGGTCTCCAGCTTTCTCGCACGAAGGGTCTGGTCTTCTATGGTCGTTCTGAAAATGCCGTCCAGTTATCAAATAGGACAAGGGCCGACTGGTCCTCTGTTTGTGACGAGTTCGTGCACGTGAAGGGTTCCGACCCCTACCCCTTCACACAGGAGGAGTATCTTCGGAAGCTGGCTTCGGCGAGATGGGGTCTCTGTCTCGCGGGCTTTGGCAAAAAATGCCACCGTGAGATTGAGTGTATGGCCATGGGCTGCGTACCCATTGTGGCTCCCGAGGTCGATATGGAGAGTTATGCACGGCCGCCGGTCGAGGGTGTACACTATTTCCGGGCAAGTGATCCCTTGACCGCGGAGGCTCTTATGCAGAACTCGGATGAGGTCTGGGCCACCATGTCGGCCGCCTGTAAGACCTGGTGGCTTCAAAATGCTTCTGTCGAGGGCTCATGGGCTCTCACAAAGAGCCTATGCACAGAGGTAGGAATCACCATCGGCTAGACCATGGCCTGATACGCAGGAATATCTGCACATATCGGGTGTCGGTGGAGTGTCTGAGGTGCGATCCTTTCCGCAGGCTACACTGGTCGCCTTGTAGGGTGGAGGAAAGCCGTAGGTGGCAGAGAGATTTGCCGCAAAGGCCGCTCTGAGAGAGGGCGGTGGCTTCAAGAGTTCGAGGGCTCCGGCCCAGGCACCCGCCTTTCGCATCGAATCTCCCATAGAACTCGTCATTTCTCTTGCAGTCTTCAAGCCCATGGCATAGTCAGAAGCGATTTTCTTGTCTTCCTTATCCATGACAGTCTCAGCATATTTTGCAGCCTCCATCACAAGGCTATCAGCCGTAGTTTCATTATAGGCCGGATATGGACCTGTCTGAAATCCCTCAGAGACCTCTTTTAAGAGAGTAAGAAGACCCGCAAAGACTATGGCGTGAATAAGTACGGCAACAAGAGATGTTTTCCTCGACATGAAGATTTTACCCACGGGAGGGAGTGTTATCAGCAGTCCTGGACTAAGTAGGATAAAAAGAAGAATAGCAATCCACATCTAGATATAGTATAGAATAATGCCATGGGTTCCTGCTAGCCCATGGCTGCCTATTGGCCAATATAGAACCTTTCCTCTTCCTATTCTGCCTATTCTTAAACCCATCAAGCGGGTGTCAAAATTAGCTAAGCCCCCCAAGGTCAAGCCTGCACAACATGTGGAAGTGCCTTCCGTTCTCTCTGTGGAAGCCCCGAAGCTCTAAGCCGCTAACGACTTCTCCGCCTACTCTTCAAGCTGAGGTGATTCGAGAGAAGCCGATTGAGGTGAATGATCCAGTTGAGGAAGGTGAGGTCATTCAGGACTCTTATCTGTATAAACGAGAGGTCGCTATTGTCCAGTGCCAAGATAAATAAGTCATTGAATACTAAATAGGCAAGTAGGCTGGATTAATAACTCCTCTGGAGTTATTAATCCTAGCACTTCACGGTATAATAGGATTGTTGGCATTTAATATTTTTATCTAGCAGAATGAACACACGGAAACATGTAAAGAGGGAAAGAAAATATAAAAGCACAACGCGGGGTGGTGGAAAGATACTAAGAACCCGTGTGTCTTTATCACCTATGCGAAGGTTGGCTATTACACTACCCAAATTCCAGGAATTTAAAAAAAGTATTGAAAATACACCTGTGTATTTTATATTTTGTCATGGTTCTTATGTAACTAGTTACTACAGTCGTCCTGGTAGAGTATTTACAGAAAGTGAAAAAGCACATAATACTCCGTCATTTAAACTTTCAGATTCAACATATATCTTACATGCATCACATATAAATGAATTTGGATCCATCGAACAGGAATTTGCCAAAGATGGCAGTACTGTCATAAAAGAAACCATTCTAGACCCAATAGTCGTTAATCAACAAATTAATAATTTTAGAAAGATTCTATTAGTAAATGACAGAACATCGGATGTGGAAGGTTTAAAAAAGGCAAAAAAGGGATACAATAATTTTATAGCAAACTTAAGCCGTGCAACAAGCTGCGATTACCCGAATCAGTTGTGTACCTTTGTCGATAATTTCGATATAAAAGTTGAGGAAAAAAAAGCTGGTAAACTAGTAGAATCTGATCTCGAAAAGAAACTTGGTATATATAGTTTGGACTCTATAGATTTTATAATGGAAGATATTAGGTTACGTAAGGGCCCTGAATTTAGAGGGACACCACCTACTTCTAAAGAAATATTTGATAATGATAGGTATAGTTTGATAAAAACAGCAGAATACGGAACTCCTGGTAGACTTGGACCAGATAATAATGGTGTATGGTTTCTAGATGAGATTATTGAATATGTATATAATTTACAAAAAAACGAAGATGATTTTGATGGAACACCTAAGGGAATCTTTCTTATATTAAGTTGTTCGGCCTTTGATCCAGTGGGTCATAGGCTTGGTTGGTCAATAGATAAAGTTCAGAAAATGGTAACTGATGCAGATAATATGTATAAGTCAAACGAACTAGATATACCCTTATTAGATATAAATGAAATGAAAATTGCGAAAGAAAACTCTTGGATTCCTCGTAGTATAATAGCAAAGGATTATTATCATCTTTCAGCAAATGAGGAACGCGCAATGAATGATCCTGAACATCGGATAGAGGGTATTGAACAGTTCTTTCCAACGGCAAAGTTTTTTCCACCTAAGCCGTGATCGTAACGACAAGTGAAAATACCGACACTAAAATTACCTAAATAGGCCTCAATAAGTATAGCATAGAATGAACACCCAGATGCAGACTGTACAGGTTCTCTTCCCCTTTTCGACAGTTGAGATTCAGGCCATGGAGGAGGTTCCCGTGTGCCCTGTGCGGAGGGACCTGTGCCTTGTGCGTATCGTGGCAAATGAGACGGTGACGACCTGGAGCCCCTGTGGTACGGTCGAGCAGATTCTCGTAGACGGTACTGTAAAGACGTGGTGGCCGAAGCCTAGCTTACGCGATGCCATCTTCTATCGTAAGAGTCTTGGTGATGAGGTAAAAAAGGGCTACTTTGAGTTTCATAAGAATGGTGCCGTGACCTCTCGTTCCTATGGATCACAGTGGTATTGGGGCCCTACGAAGCAGGGTGTTCCACTGCAGGGTACACTCACTCATGCGCATTCCTCTAAGGACGAGTGGATAGTTGATGAATGTTCATGCGATCTCTCCTGTTTCTGTGATACTCGGCCGCAGGATGAGCCGGATCCGATGCTCCGCTATTCCTTTTGGACTACGACGGAGTGAGATCTATTCAGCATCTGAAACTCGATCGCAAGCGATCTCCCTATAGATGCTATTCAGCATCTGAATCAGGGAACGGAACGATCGCATCATTCCCAGAGTCATGCCGCCCAAGATATTTGCATTTGAGATCATAGACCTTATCCGTGGCAGAATCAAGAAAGACTTGGCGACCACCAATCTCCACCTTTTTTACCTCGATACGCACAACTGTCTCAGGCTCTACTGGCTCACCCTTGACGACCGCAATCGGCTTGATAGGCTTTGACTCATCTGCCTTTGTCTTCAGCTTAAACTTCCGAACAGTCTTTGGCACATCTGTAGGTTCAGGTGTTGACCCAGTGGATGCCGCCTTTGCCTTTGCCATATTCGTATCACTGACTATAGATCCTTTAGAAATCTTTAGACGATACCAGGCGCCGTCGTAGATATGACTCCAAACAGGAATCGGTTCTCCAATCCTTCCATGTAGAAAGGAGGGATGCGTACCCTGGAGACTCTTGCCTGTCATCAGGGCCACCTTAGCCTCTGTGCGTTCCTTTTTTACGAGGCAAGATGCACAAAGGTCGTCGGCGGCCCTATCACATTGAATAGGGATGTGGAAGTATCCTCCTGTCTCGAATGGAAGACAATAGGTTCCCTTTGTATCATTCACGAGTCGTCCTAGACAACGCATGGGTGCTACATAATCCCTATTAGACATTGTAGTCAATTTTATTTAGTATTTCATAGTATGTCTTTTCTTAGAAAATCTTAGTTTGCGCCGAGATCCTCCTGCGCGCGGCGATCCATGCGGCGATCCTCGTGGAGATCTACGCGGTGATAGACGTGGTGATCCTCGCGGAGATCCATGCGGCGATCCTCGCGGAGATCCATGCGGCGATCCATGCGGCGATCCATGCGGCGATCCATGCGGCGATCCATGCGGCGATCCATGTGGTGACGCACGAGGAGCAACACGCCCTGCATGATCTTGGATAGCCTTCGCAAAGACCTTCTGAATAGAATTTGGCATCCTTCTTTTTGCATTATTTTCGCGAGCCTTCGCAAAAACCCTCTGAATAGAATTTTGCATGAGAGCCCTTTTAAGGAGTGGATCCAATATTATATCACATATACGAGTGAAAGAGGTTATCCAATTATAATCTGGTAAAACCTCCCGAAAGTCGGGATTATAAAATCTAAAAAATAGTTCAAAATCAGGAACTTTATATTTATTGTAGTAGTAATTTGCAAAGTAGTTATCAATGGCTTGTATCAGATATGTTGTAGCATTTTTTATCATACCATAGGCATCAACTGCTGTAATATCTGCAGGTAAGTTTCTATGAAGCCCTTCTATAAACCTAAACGCTATTTCTTCAAGAAACCTGTCTGATTCATCACGCAGTTTTCCCGCGCGTGGATGCGCCATCTTATATTTAAGCAGAATATATTTCCAAGGTCCTTGCTGAAGGATCTGTGGCTGTAGACCATTTCGGCATCCACAGATAGGGTACATTGACGGCTTGCTCGCCAAACATACCCTCATAGATCTTTCGATAATATTCCTTTTCGGTAAATCCGAGCGCTAAAGCCTTCTCCTGTGCAATCTCAAACCAGGCCTTATCTCCCGAAACGCCATCACTAAAGGCCTCCTTTCTACGATACAGCACTTCCTTTGGTAGCGTGATGCCGTCATCGAAGGCCTGGCGCATCAGCCACTTTTCACACCGATTCGATCCGGGTCTTCTAAAAGCTGTAGGGACTGATCTGGCCGCGGCAACAAACTCCTTATCGAGATAGGGAGTGCGCGGCTCAAGACCGTGAGAGGATATACAGCGATCGCTGCGTAGAACGTCGAAATAGTGGATATCTTCAAGAAGCCGCGTGACCTCCTCTTCATAGGCCGCGTCCGAGGGAGCCTTGTAGAAATAGAGATAGGAACCCCAGACCTCATCTGCACCGTCACCGTTAAAGACAACCTTGCAATCCGTCTCTCTTATAGCGCGACCAACGAGCCAGTTTCCTACGGAGGCCCTGACCGTAGTCGTGTCATATGACTCTATGGCATAGATCACCTCGTGAATCGCATCAAAGAACTCGTCGGCGCTCAGAACAACCTCCGTGTGATCGGAGCCGATCCAGTGAGCCACGAGACGGGCATGGGCTAGATCGGAAGATCCTGGCATGCCAATGCTGAAGGTCTTGAGTGGTGGCGCGCCTGCCTCTCGAAGACCCTTGGCCAAAAGAGACGCGATAAGGCTGCTATCGAGGCCGCCGCTGAGCAGGGCCGCGATCGGTCGCTCCGTCATCATGCGCTTTTTTACAGCACCTTCGAGGGCGGATCGCACGACCTGGCAAGAAAGCCCTATAGAGTTGATTAAGACCGGTTGTTTGTAGATTGGAATCGTGTGATAGGCAGTAATCTCTTTGATCTCACCCGTGCTTAAACAATATCTATGGTAGACTCCCGGATAAACGGGGAAGTGCTTACCCTCCGGAAGAGCCTTCAGTTCTGAGGCATAGAAATGACCTTCCGGATTCACACAGGAATACAGAGGTCTAACACCGTAGGGGTCTCTTGCAATGACGATTTGGTCGTTTATCTGGTCTACGATCACGAGAGCAAAGACTCCATCAAGTGCTCGGAAGACTGCGCCAAGAGGTAGGTCGAGTTCTAGAAAGCGGCTGTAGAGCGGCCCGACAATCTCGCAATCGGATCCGGATTTCGCATCGAGGCCGTATTCGGCCGCCAGATTGCGCCAGTTGTAGATCTCTCCGTTGCAGATCCAGCTTACGCCCGAGCGCTGCATGGGCTGCATTCCATTATGGGTCAGACCGTTGATTGCCAGGCGCGTAAATCCGAGAGTCGCTCCAGACAAATCTGTGAAACTCGTATCCTCAGGGCCCCGGGCCTTCAGCTTATTCAATCCATTTAATAAGGCCTTGTCGGATGCAAGTCCTATTGACGCCCATATGCCACACATCTTATGGCTGATCATAAAGGATCTTAAAGTAGATGGACGCAAGTGATCGGATTCGTAAGGTGCAGGCCAAGACCGTTTTCACGTATTATAGGGAAAATGTCTTGAATCCGGCTACATGCAACCTGACAAACTGTGTGACAGATCTTAGCGCCAGCTGTATAGTGCATTATCCCAACTTTCAGGAGAAGCTGCAGGTGGCGCAGGGCCGTAAGGCGTGCAATAACTGTTCAACGAGCTGTGCGGGTCCTTGAACTTGGCAATCTAAACCCCTGATCTTTTCATCTTATAGATGGAAAAGACCAAGGAAGCACGTGTATCCGAGACGGTTGTTATCTTGAAAAAACTGCTCGAGGTGGGTATTCCTGCAACAGATGCCGGCTATAAACTCATTAAGACGCACATGTCGAAGTGGGTTCATGACGGGGAGGCTCTGAGCACGACGGTTCCTCTGATGCGTTACGGTCGGGATGCTCATCTTGAGCTACCGGCGACGGCGGGAGAGGTGGCAAGTTGTCGTCTGAAGGTGGTTTGATTGCGGCGAGTTGCCCCTCGTATTCACAGCATTCTTCTCCAGGCTCCAACATAGAATCGCATATCAAGCAGACTTCTTTTAGATCTCTGCCGAAACGATTATAGGTCTCCTGCAACTCCCTCATAGTGAAGCCGTCCCACTCCATGAGTTTCAGAGCCATATCCTGGAATACGCGGTCGCGGTACACCTCAGGAATGCACATGGTGGCATGGCTCAGAAAGAGAATGAGGGTATCGAGATCCCAATCGAGCTCTGGCATGGTTGTTACTCCTATGTTACAGGGGTATCTACGTAAATTTTAAGACGTCACGGGCAAAAATAAAATTGAGACCGTATTTCCATACGCTCTACGTTACACCGCCTTCTTACAAAGGATCAGCAATGGACTGCAAGCAGCTTTTTCCGTCTAGCCGCGATGACATGTTTAAGATGGTAAATGATTTCTTTACCAACTTGGGGTTCGCTGGACTCCGCCCCATGACCCTCTTTGCTGCAGGAATGGGGTCGGGAAAGTCGAACATTATGGCCGTTCTCCCGAAGGTCCTGTGTGCAGGAATCACCTTTGTTCTGTCTCCGAATGACCAGATTGGAAAGCAGCTGGAGAAGGTCTTTCGGAACCATCGCAAGTGGGGGCTCATGGTGATCGTCGATGGGAATGATCGCCATGCGTTCCGAAAGATTCGCGCTGCTGCAGGCGTCCCCGTCGTCGTCTTCTTCTCGTGCCTTATGAAGTCAAATGCATCCGCAATGAATAAGACGGCGAAGCGCTTTGCCGAGCATCTCAAGGAGTTCAAGGCCGAGCAGAAGTTGGTTCTTATCGATGAACTCGACCTGCATCTTACGAAGATTACTGGTGGTCTTAATCCGAAGGTCAGTCACCATCAGGATATTATAATGGGCACTCACAAGGATCTGATCGAATACCAGCACACGGAGTCCTTTAATGTCTTTGACAATATTCGCGCTGCTGGTGCGAAGTGCATCTGCTTCTCTGGAACCTTCAACAACATGATTTGTAGCAAGATTCCTCTGATGGGATATCTTGATCATGAGATCACTCTCGTGAACGTGGCCCCTATTAAGAGCCTCTACTGGCTTGCCGATGGGACTCCTCGGACAACGATTATCCATGAGTATGTCACGAAGAGGGTCGACGGGAAGCGTGTCCCTAATGAAGAGGTACTCTTTGCATTCTTCGATAGGGTTCATGCTAGCGGGGGGAAGGGCCTGATTGCCTGCTCGACTGAGATTCAGATTGAAGCCGTAAAGCTCCTTTATAAGGTGCATTACGGAAAGGAGCTTGACTGTGTCTGTATTACGGCCAACTCTAAGCCCAATAATCTTGCAATCGCGAATGCGGGGTTTGTGGTCGGGATGAAGCTGGTTAGCACGGGCCTTGACCTCTCTACTATTGCGGAGGGCTGCCAGTTTAGCCACGGGATTCTTCTCTCTTATCTTTCGGACAAGGAGAGTAATCCGCTCAGCAAGAACCTCGAGCACCTTCTTCGCATGGAGGTCTCGCCGTCCTTTCTCCAGCTGATTGCTCGTCTTCGCGAGGGCGGGACCTTTGTGGTTCCGAAGGCCTTCGAGGCAATCACCTCTCTTGGCGATGCCCTTCAGAAGATCTTTGATATCAATCGCAAGGGGTGTGATGAGATAAAGATCGTGGGCCCTGTCCGCGGCAACCAGCACGGCCGCTACTACCAGGGGATTCTTCTGGCCACCGTGCAGAATCTGCGCCAGGGCCTGGAGAATATGGATGTGGAGGAGCGCCCGGTCGTAGAGAGCATTCTCACGGAGCTGGTGCTCTTTGACAATCGCTGCATCAAGGGCGAGTATAATGCGTACAAGGATGGCGCCGAGTTCGATCATGAGTATTGGATCAAGACGATTGAGCTGCTCTGGTCGGTTTATCTCGAGCGTTTCACGAAGGATATGGATAACGATGATTTCGAGGATAAGAAGCTGGTAATGATCGCGGCGGCGAAGGCCCGCGGCCCTCGCATCGTCCAGCGCGGGAACGGCCTTCGCGAGGGTCACGAGCACGATGAGCGTGTGGCGTCTATGGTGCGTGCTCGTGCTATGACGGAAAAGGGTCCCGTGTGCGCACACTGCGGTCGTGTTATCAAGCCTACAGAGGTCGGTCAAGTCTGCCACGTGGATCGTCGGGATAAGCATGGCACATTTACTCTTGACAATCTTGTATGGGGTCACAAGGGGTGTGACGCAATCTACGACAACGAGTACGCCTTTATCCACCGCCCCGGTGGAGGCTTCTATCTGAGCGACCTGTACTCTGGCCACAAGCCGCATATGAAGCAATGGTCTGGGATTTCTGCTGAGAACATCAAGAATCGCTGGAACTGGGTGATGGGCAAGATGGAAGTCACCGATTCAGAGGCCTTTGAGCTGCACCTCGCGGCGAGCGACTATGCTTTCACGCCAGCCTAACACCATCCCTCCTCTCCCATCAGAATGGAGCGCTCCGGCCTCAACGCCGAAGGAGCTCTCTATGAGGCCGTGGCCCGTGGCAACAAGGACACCTATTTTTTCAAGGACAGCCTCGAGGCCCTGAATCCATTTGAGCAGCGCTTCACTCCGGTCCCACCCGTCATTCATGAACTTCGCCGCATTCCACCTCTGAATGGCGCAGATTTTGGCCGCTCCTCAGAGTTCGAGCTCGAGGTCGCAGGTGACGTCTTTCAGAATATAACAGTTCTCATTGATCTACCCACCTGGCTTCCTACAGGCATTGATCCTGCGACAGTGACAGATGCATCAGGAAACACCTGTGGTTACACGAATGGTGTCGGCTACTTTCTCTTTAAAAAGATCCAGCTCTATGTCGATAAGATCCTCTTATACGAATACAGCGGAGATGCCCTCTTTGCCTCAAGAACCATGCGATCAAGCCTCAATCATGCCTTCTTGGAAAACAAGCTCCTCGGTCTTCACGATGATTCTGCCGCAGCCATTGCCCTAAATGCCGCACCCCCAAGGCTCCGACTTGAGCTTCCCTTTCCGCCCTTCCCGAGCATTGCCATGCGCAGCCAGAGTCTCAAGCTCCGTCTGGAGTTGAGAAAGCCCGAAGAGATCGTCGAATCATCGTCACAACTTCCGTTTGTTCCCTGGGCCCAGCCACTTTTATCGAATGGTGTACCCTTCATGCCTCTGAGCCGGATCGCTCTCAATCAGCCACAACTCCAGCTCGAGACACGCCATATCTATACGGATGGTGAGACACAGCTCGCTCTCCAGAAGGCCACTCTGGAGCTCCCCTTCAGTCGTCTCTATGAAAACACCTTCACCTTTGCAGCCGCAGACTACGCCGCCTTAAAGCGCTCAACCACAGCGATTGCAACAGGCACTCGTCGTCTGGACGCCGTCCACCCCGCCGGCCGTCTTCTGTGGTTCTTCCGATCCCAGAATGATCTACGCGCCGGTCGCCGCTACGCCTTTACGGATCCCTCGGGCAATGAATATTATAGGAACCAGGCCCTTATTATTGCCGGACGAGATCGAGAGACCTCTGCTGGACCTCTTCTTTGGAACCAAATCATAAACCACGCCAAGGAGACTCGTGATCCTGGTCCAGGGATCGGGACAATGAACTGGGATCTCGGATGCGGCTACGACGTACAACCCGAAGGATCGGTAAACATCGGAACGGCCGACCGCCCCACTCTCTATACGGAACTTGCAGTAACGCCCCCCGACTTGATCACAGGCCAACCCTCTACAGAGATGACGGCCATCATCGATGCCTGGGCCCTATTTATAACAGAAAATGACAGAGGAACCTTCAAGTATGGAAACTAAGGGGAAGGTATGCACGAATACGTCATATTGAATGCCGGCATTTCTTAGAATATCGAATATATTCCTTTGAAGACTCTCAATAATCTTATCAGTAGATCGACACAGGCCCCAGAAACATACGGCAGCCTTCATAATAATCCATACTCTAGAACCCTTTAACCATTGAAGGCGTGCACGATAAAGCGTTCAATATAAATGCCCCGCGTTCGATATACATGTTGGGACGGAGTCCCCCCCTCATAAGGCGAAAGGATCCAATCGAGCATCGCCTGATAAAAGGCCTTCGACCTATTATGGATATGGCCACGTGAGACCGACATAATCTTGCCACATGCCCATTCGAAGTTTCGCACATAGGGCTTTGAAAAGAGGCGTTCATAGACTTCACCAAAGGTCTCTGTATAGTCGTAGGCCTTCTCTGTATGAGCCGGCAGATCTGCACGAGGAATATAGACGAGTGTATTGGAATCCGTTTTTATGAAATCACTCCAAAGCCGGTTACAGGGACCCTGCTCCTTAATGATCTGATCCTTTCTATAGTTAAAGGATCCGTGGGTGAAAAAGGTGACATCGGCAAGCGTATCATATCGGTCAATAATATGTCTTAGAATGGTGTCTGCCAGATGGCCGACATTTTCCAAGGGAATCGCCTCATAGTCTACTGGCACACCCTTATTATAGACCGTACGAAACTCCTTGTAGTTGTCACTCCAACTAATATCCTCATCATAGCGAGCAATCACTATCTCAAAGTTATCCTTCGTCTTTTTAACCAGAGACTCCTGAAAGGAGAAGGGTGGCGTTTGCGATGTAAGACGTTGTATCATCTGCCTTAAGCTATCTCTACGCCTTAAAGCAGATGTCTAGGCCATCCGGTCCTATAACGACTCTCTTGGATCTCACAGACCGGGATCTGCAGGAAAATGATATCTTTCCACTGGACTCTGAGCAGACCTGGTTTACAAGAGCCAAGGATCGCCGGCTCGTGCCCTTTGCCCCTGTGATTCAGGAAATCCCCTTCCGAGGTCCGGCGGCCTTCGGTCAGCGCTTCACCTTTGATATTGGATCTCTAATCGCCGGAGACCTCCTCTTCGGTGCCGCGCTGCAGATACGACTCGGTCATTGGCTCGACGCCCAGACACAACTCTTGGTTGCCGCCGGCCTTAGCCAGGATGAAGATACCTCTGGATCCTGGGAATACGCCAATAGCCTCGGATCGGTGATTATTCAGGAGGCCGAGCTCGAAATCGACGGACAGACTATTGAAACAATAGACGGGGACACCATCAATCTCTTTAATACACTCTTTCCGGACTATAACGCCCAGTTTGGAATCTCCTATGATCATCTAGGAAAGATTCGACTACAGCGGCTTCGAGCCCTGCCAAAGGCCCGTCTCTTTCCTACAGAGGATGGGATTCTACATTGTATTCTACCCTTCTTCTTCGGGCGCGTGAGACTGCAGGATGCCCTGCCCTTGGTGGCTATAAGAGAGGGTCTAGTCCGTATTCACGTGAGGCTACGACCCTTCTCAGACTGCGTGCGGCAACTCCGGGGTTTCCGAGATAGCTGCACTGCGACCCCCCTCGAACAGACCTTCACTCTGGTAAGACAGGGTCAGGCGCCCCGATATGTCACGACCGGAGTCGCCCCCCCAGACTTTGAAAGTATTCAGCTAATCACCTATGGAGCTCTGATCCAAGGCGCGATGAGACAGCGCATGCTCCGAGAGCCCTTTGAGATGATTCATCGCGAGGCCCAGACCTTCACCTTCGATGAGCCGATGAAATACGCGGTGAGCCAGCGCCAGGATGCGATTCGTATCCAGTTACCTCTGGAGGCGAATCACCCGCTGGAGGAGATTCTGTGGTTCGTGAGACGTAAGGGTGTCAGAGACAATAATGATTGGACAAACTACAGCGCAACTCTAGAAAAAGATGTTGATGAGGCCCCTCTGAAACCGTTGCTAAAATCGGCCGCTCTCCAAGTGAATGGCGTCACTCTCTGTGAGGCGGAGGAGCAGTATTTTCGACAGCTGATCGCGCAGACTCACAAGGGTGGTATCACCGCCTATAACGCCTTCATCTATGGCTACCCCTTTGCCGCCCGGCCAGGAGAACACCAGCCTTCCGGAAGTCTCAATGCGAGTCGCACGAACTCTCTACGTCTCACTCTGGAGGTTCAACCACCACCTGGAAATACAGACGGTTGGGAGGTGGTGGTGGTGTGTCTTGCACTGAACTGGATGCGCTTTGAGAATGGTCTGGCGAACGCCCTGTTTGAAGACTAGCCTTCTTTATAAGAGCTGCACGAAACTTCTGTGTGATGTTTTTAATGGCCCGCCGGCGCTCCTCCTCTCCCATCCTTGTTCTGCTATAGGGCTTTTCCAGAGTGATGAGTGCCTTTTGAAGTTCTTGGATTCTTTCGTCTATCTGCGACTTATACATGGGTATCTGGATTGTAAGATTCTGCATGGGTTCTAGCAGCCTACCCCAACGTTTATATTTAAATTTTATTTTCACAGGGGACTCCAAAATGCCCTGTCCAGACTGTAATATACATAGTTTCGAACAGTTCGGAACTCTTAAAGACTCAAAACTCTTTTATACCTCACCGGCAAGGTCGAAGGACTTTCGCGAAACGGATGAGCGCATCGCCGACTTCAAGATTCATCTCGACACCGCGAAGGCTGGGCCATGGATTTGGGTCTTTGATTGTGGAAAGATGGGCCCTGAACACAAGCTTTCTCTGAGTTTTGCACAGGGTGTGTCAAAGATTCTGGCCACGGAGCACGGAAATCTCCTCCATGACATATGGATTATTCGACCCAATCTCTGGTTCAGTATACTTCTACGGGGCCTCAAACTCTTTATTCGATCTCCTCTCTTCGATAAGGTTCGTCTTGTAGAAGGAAGCCCTCTCGATATCTATGAATTTTTAAAGAAGGAGGGCGTTGATCCTAAGGCGCGGCACTGGCTAAATAGCTCACTATAGATTCTCACTTTCCCAAAAGACCTTATCGAACTTATTGGTTGAATATCCGTATTGGAAGAGCATGCTTTCAGCGGGAATCTTAATCTTCAAATGGGTGTCCGGATCGGTGATCCCACCCCAATGGACGGGATAGAAGAACTTCATCGGATATATATGCACATCTGGAAACCAATCCTTACAGTCTTCGTATACACGGGTGACAAATAAGGGTCCGACCTGCTTCCATGCATTTTGATCGTGTTCTAACTTGACATTTTCCACAACTCGTTCGAGAAGTTTTCGAATAAAGGCATGTTTCTGGCTCGATCCTATCACGGAATTCGCAACAAGACGCTTGATTCCTAAGCCCAGTTTCTTAATACGCTTCTCGGATAACTCTTCCCATGCGAAAAAAACGGAGGCCGTATTGGTCTCTAAAAACTCGTGGAACTTGGCGGGCTTCATAATGACGGTATCAGCGTCAATATAGATCCCGCCGAACTTGTAGAGGGCTAGGAGTCGGAGAATATCCGCTCTTCCTGCGAGCTCCTTTTGCTTCAGAAAGGTCGCACGAAGTCCGGGAATCTCATCAATGCCGAGACTGCTAAGAGAGGACTCCGACCATAGCATATATTGGTATTCATAGATCCGACAGAAATCCTTGACCGTTTTAATCCAGGGCACCGGCTTCGGATTTGATCCGAGCCATATTTGATGTATTATCTTTGGTATCTCCGACATTCCTATATACTATATAGATATGCTGGCGCCTAATATTTCAGATGGCGCCGGTGCCTATTTTTTAATATCCAAAAAGGAAGTTTCCATACTCATATTCAGTAGCACGAACTATGTTCTTAAGAAGTTTCCTGCAGCTGCGGCCCTCTATAAGCCGAACATGGTGATCTATTCGATTATTAAGACGGCAGTGTCAGAAAACTCGGAGAAAATACAGGTACGAGCGGTTGCCGAGTTCAAGGCGCGTCTACCCCAGCTACTTATGTCAGGAGTCGTAGCAGTTCCATACAATGCGCCTCTAAATCGTATGACAGAGACCTGTAAACTTGCAAAATGTAAGTATTCAGAGGGATGGTTCAAAAGAGAGACCGCCTTTATTCATAAGAAACTAATGGAATTCATGAAATCCGAGGACCCCTTTCAACTACGAAAGGCGATCGGAAACATAAAAGAGAGTATGGCGTGAAGGCCCAAAGAACCTCCCCCCTCATCAAGAAGATGGTGGCAGCACTCCTCCGTGTCATACATGGAAGACTGCAGGATTCACGGCTCCTGTGCAGAAAGGGCCAGCCAAATATAGCCTTCTTTGTAAAGGCCTTTATCCGGGCCGGCAGATTTACAACGCAGTTTGCCCGTATAGACTTTGATTATGCACCGACTCTCGGAAATACGGCCACGGTAACACTTCCACGCAAGGGCCATCTTATTTCACGGATTTATCTGGTGACCACCATGCCGGATATTGCGAGCGCGCAGCAGGCGGCAGCTTCACAGACAGCCTTCGCCGGCCCCACCTTCGGCTGGACAAACTCTCTCGGACACGCCCTGATCAATACGGCCACTCTCACTATCGGAGGAGCCCGGGTCGAGCAACTCGACGGCCGCCTCTTAGAGGTCATGGACGAGTTCTATACGCCTCTAGAGAAACAGGAGCTGACGAACCGGCTTCTACAGCGCAACGCCACAAACTTCGACGGCACCAATGGCTCGAAGTCCCAGGTCACAGCGGTGACGCCACTTCCCTTTTGGTTCTGTGGCGACGCGGGCGCCTTCTTACCAATCGACGCGATTCAGGCCGATCAGGTGAAACTCAGTATCACCTTTTCAGCGCTCAATACACTCTATGTGTGCGATAAGCGTCAGCCGGTTCCTGTTGGAACTCTACCGGTTGGAGGAGATGCCTATCTACCTCTGGCCGGATCCCCCTTCTATGTCTATGACCCCAGCGGCTCCGTCGTTACCGGCTTCTCGCAAAGGGTTAGCCCCATTCCGGGTCAAACGATGCCCCTGGCACTCCCTCTAGGAGACACCTACTTCATGGTGGAATACGTCTATCTAGATCGCCCAGAGGCAAATCGTTTCCGAATCTCCGATATTCAGATTCCCGTGATTCAGCACTATTCCTTTGATCCAGTCGATACGAAGTCCTCGTCCTCCTTAGTATGCCCTATCAAGGTCCCGAATCCGACGCGGAATCTCTTCTTTTATCTCCAGCGCCTCGATGCGAACTACTATAATGCTCCCTTCTTGGCCACACGTGATCTGACTGGTCCGGACGCCTCGGGCACTCCGTGGTGGCCCAACGCGAGTCGCATTGATCCCCGTGTCGCAACGGAACTCGTACCCGGATTCGCCTTCAGAAACTCGGAGCCCATTCGGGCATTGAGTCTTATCTATGAGGGCAACCTCTATCGCTACTCTACAGTGGCCCCCTCTCTTTTCAGATCGCTGCTACCCAGTATTGATATGCGGAAATCACCCTGGGTGAATCGGTATTTCTATACGATACCCTTTGGCGTTAACTCGGGCTTTTTACCCAAGAGTCTTCCCTCTGGAGAGGCTAATCTCGATAAGATTATAAAGATTAATCTGCAGCTAGATCTCCATCCTTTTGCAGGATATGCAGATCCAAATGCAGTGCCTAGGTATTTGGTATATATCTGGGCAGAGACCTATAATATTCTCCGCGTGTATGGCGGTCGGGCGGGTATGATGTTCGCCTACTAGACAGGTTGACATTTCAAACTGGCACTTATAACCTACTTCTTGTTTGTATAGCTTCTTCTTTTGAGCATTCAGATGCTTTGTTTTCTTCAGTAACAATTTCTAATATTTTATCAATCGCATTACTTTTGAACCATTCTCCACATAGTTTATATTTTATCAAATCTTTATGAAGTTTCTTTTCGTCCTTTTGAGTTAAGTTTGGATACCAACAGAGCAAATTAAGGTCTTCAACGCTAACCTTATCTTTAATTTCATCAGGACATCTACAAGAATAAAAACCCCTATGTGCTATTCTACTCCAAGCATTATTCTTAGAATAATGACCTACTTTAATTGCGTCAACGTGGTTAGACTTATAAACATAAACACCCATTATATATTTATAAGTATAATGACTTAAAGTACAGGTTTGAATAAACGTTGATCACTGCGGGACCTGTGCCTAAGGCCAAAAAGGTGGAGCCTCGATCTCTAGCTCGAATCTTTCGGGCTTGATGGAATACGAAAGGCCATGCGAACACGATCGACCAAGGATTTTTGTTTCGTATCGATGCGCGGAGGCTTACGAGTCCGGTGAAAGGCTGTCGGAAAGGCCTCTGCTGCCCCTCCAAAAATCCGCGCGGCTTCAAGATTGTGACGATCTTGGCGCCACTCGCCCACCGCCGCCACACTCTTAAGTTCATCTTCGTCTAGGATTAAACAAGGGATCTCAAGACGGGCCATACTGTAATATTGCGAAGATTCGTTAGGCCTTTAAAATTGCTTAAGCCCATATATTAGCCCTCAAGCACACATGTCTCTCCTGATCGTTGAATCGCCAGCCAAATGCTCAAAAATCCAAGGCTTTCTTGGATCCGGATGGAAGGTCATTGCGACCATGGGGCACATCCGAGCTCTCGATGAAACTCTGGACGCCGTGGGTCTCGATCGCGACTTTGAGCCTCGTTTCCAGTTCCTGAAGACAAAGGCGAAGGCCATCGCGGCCATTAAGGAGGCTGCCAAGGGTCGCCGAGTATTCTTGGCCGCAGATGATGACCGTGAGGGCGAGGCCATTGCCTACTCTGTCATGGCCCTCTTGAAGTTGCCCGCCTCGACCCCTCGCCCAGTCTTCCATGAGATTACTAAGGATGCAGTACTGAAGGCCGTGGCCAATCCGCGCCAAATCGACATGGACCGCGTTCATGCTCAACAGGCCCGCGCCGTGCTCGATATGATGGTGGGCTTCACGATCTCACCTCTTCTTTGGAAGTATGTGGGTCCCGCCCTATCGGCCGGTCGTTGCCAAACACCTGCTCTCCGTCTTCTCGCTGACAAGGAGAAGGCTATCGAGTCCTTTAGTGCCGATACGGCCTGGAGAATGAAGGGGAGCTTCCAACATGAAAACAGCTTTGATGCGAACTGTGTGGATGATCTGGAGGACGAGGAGTCCGCCAAGAACTGCTTTGAGAATGTCCATAAGGATCAGCGGGTCACGGTTCAAACCGCCGTAACGAAGCCCTATACGGAGTCGCCTCCTGATCCTCTGATCACGAGTACTCTTCAACAGGAGGTCTCGGCAACCATGGGTCTCCAGCCGAAGAATACCATGCACGCGGCCCAGCGCCTCTATGAGGCCGGGCATATCACCTATATGCGAACGGATTGCCCTGTTCTTTCGGAGGATGCCAAGATTGCTGCACGCGAACTGGTCGTAAAAGAGCATGGTGAGGCCTTCGTCGCTCCAGTTCAAGCGCAAGCTACCAGAAAGGCCGTGAAAAAGCCTACAGAAGTGCAGCCTGTTGCTGCGCAACTGGCGCACGAGGCCATTCGCCCCACACACTTTGATCTCAAGACACTGCCAGAGGATGAGGACTGGTCCGCCGCCGATAAGAAGATCTATCAGCTGATTTGGAAACGCGCCGTGCAAAGTGTCATGTCGGCTGCCAAGGGAGAGACCAAGACAGTCACTCTTACCTTGAACGCGGATGAGGCGACCTTTGAATGGCGTTCAGTCGCGAAGCGACTGCTCTTCGCTGGCTGGCGAGCCATTGGTGCCGCGGCCACAAATCTCGATGAGGAAGAGGAGACCACCGTAAGCCCTTGGATTGCTCTTGAGCCTCTAGAGAAGGGCACGGTTCTCTCATGGACAACTCTGGAGGCCGCGCCCCACATCTCTAAGCCGGCCACGCGCTATACGGAGGCGACTCTGGTTCGCGAGCTCGAGCGTCGCAGCATCGGTCGCCCGAGTACCTTTGCCACTCTTGTAGGAGCAGTGGTCGATAAGGGCTATGCGGAGAAACGGACAGTGGCGGCCAAGGAGACTCAGGTGCCCAGGCTTGTCCTAAGGCCCAAGGTGTGGCCACTTGAGCGCCTCTATGATATGAAGAAGAGCGGCGGAGAGAAGAATAAGATGGTTCCTACTGCGCTCGGACTGTCTGTGCTCGAGTTCTGTCTTCGGGAGTTCGGATCCCTCTTTGCCTACGATTTCACGGCAAAGATGGAGGCGGATCTGGATGCCGTGGCCGCGGGCGCCGAATGGAAGAATGTGTGCCGGGCCACCTGGGATAGTTATAAGGACCGGTATGCGGAACTCAAGTCTGGAGAATCCACGGCACTCCAACCGACTCGATCGCGTTTCTTTGGTGATATTAAGGCGATACAGTCAAAGAAGGGACCGCTGCTTCTGAAGGAGGGTCCTACGCCCGCCGAAACGGTCTTCTTCGGGTGGCCAAAGGGCAAGGCCTTTGGCGAAATCACGGAGGCCGAGGTCAAGACCTTCGTGGCCGAGGTTGCGGTGGCAAAGGCCACGGAGACACTGGGCACCTACAAGGATCAGCCGATTCTAAAGAAGTCAGGGCCCTTCGGACTCTACGCTGAATGTGCGGGTGTTAAGATTCCGCTACCGGCCACCTATACGGAGACCTCTCTTCGCGAGGCCTTCGCCGCGAAGTCTACAAGCCTCCATACACTCGGTCCCTTTGAATTCCGTAATGGACCCTATGGTGTCTTCATGTTCAAGACAGATGCAAAGGGCACGGCGCGTAAGTTCGTATCCGTGCCTTCGGGCGTCGATCCAAAGGCCTTTACTCTGGAGGCAGCCACACGCGTCTATCAGACTGGGCTGCAATCGAAGGCGAAGGGTGCCGCGTATAAGAAAAATCGTAAGCCTGAATAAGTAGGATGGTGGAGCCTCCAAACCTTTTCCGTATCCCCTCTTATTTTATTAATATGGATGAACGGAAGGATCGCCTGAAGCGTTTTATGGGACAACAGATTACGAAATATATGCCGAGACTCAGACGTGTTCGAGCCGTGAATGGAAAGGCGATCAAAAACTATCAGAAGGATAGGCGGATTTCTCTTCGGACCCGGTTCAATATCTATAGAAACTATCGGCGTAGCCATCACGAGATCGCGACCTTGGGTGCGGTCGGTGCCTCTCTCAGTCATTTTGACGTGTGGAAACGCTTCGTGGCCTCTAAAGAACCGCTGTGCCTAATATTCGAGGATGATGCACGTCTTACAACCGATATAATACATGAGACTCATCGTCTTTGGCCCAGTCTTCCAGGCTCCTGGGGTATATGGCTTCTCGGCTATTATGAGCCGAATATGGTAAAGGAAGCAATCGACGAGAACTGGAATAGGATCTATAACTTCACAGCCGCCCATGCCTATCTTTTGAAACGGGAGGCCGCAATAAAACTTCTGGAGGACGCCTTTCCTATTGAAATGCACGTAGATCACTATATGTCAGTCTGTGCGACAATGAAGGGATTTCAGATTATTCAGCATGCCTTAATCAATGTGCCCTTTTGGGGTGTAGAAGAAGGACCGCGACTAAATGATTCGAATACCTCGCAGCATAAGAAGCGTGGCTGCACGACCTGCAATGTCCCCGATGATAATAAACAGCTTTATCACAAATTCTCTAGAAAGACACGGAAGGGTCTCGTAGTTAAGGGTCTTATTAAGGGGCAACAGTCGAATAAGATTCGCACCTATCGTAATACTAGAAAGCTCGGACAAGTCCAAATAAAATAGGCAGTTACCGGTAGATGGTTTCTAGAAGCCCGAGCCCTGCGCCTATACCTATGAAGGTAGATGTATCGGGCGAAAAAGAGTTCCAGAATGGTTGGACTCGTGAGCAAGAGCAGCTCATGGCGGAGTGGTCCGATATTGCAGCCTGTTATCGGTGGCTGCACGATCGCACGGAGAAGATGTTTTCTATGAAGAATACGCTAATCACCATTCCTGTGATCATTCTATCGACGCTTACGGGAACGGCAAACTTTGCTCTTGGAAGTTTTATATCAGATGAGGGTGCCAAGAGCTACGCGCAGGCCGGCATTGGAGCCGTCTCTATCTTTGCCGGTATTTTGACGACTCTGGGGAACTATTTCAAGTATGCCCAGAACTCGGAGGCGAACCGAGTGGCCAGTATTGCCTGGGGCAAGTTTCAACGTCTCTTGGCCGTTGAACTCGCCATTAACCCAGACAATCGCATAAAGGCCATGGACTTCTTAAATATCTGTCGCAATGATCTTGATCGCCTGATAGAACAGTCTCCTCCGATTCCTGATGTGATCATAGTTGCCTTTGAGAAGGAGTTTGCTGACATGCCCAATCTCAAGAGACCGGACATTGCCCATGGACTTGAGCACACTCGTATCTTTGATTCAACGAAGGGACGTCTGAATAAGGTTACGGCAGATGCTGCACTGTTCCTGAAGGCTCGGAAGAAGTTGTTGCGCGAGGATGTCTTACCTGATCTTGATGCTATTGTGGAGAGACAGGTGCAACGCGCCATTGCTATGAGAGCTGAGAAAAACTCTATTTTAACGTCGAAGGGTACTCCCATAGAGGGCGATTGGCGCCAGCTTCTCACAGTGGAGCGTGGGCGATCGAGGGAGCCCAGAGCGGTTTCCGAAAATCCTCTGAAGTCCCAGGTCCCCGGATCTGTAGCTTCTGTGGGCAGAGGTCGTAAAAAGAATGAGTTAAAGACTGTGGTGATTGATGAGTTTACGAGTTAAGAGTCTTTTAGAGCCTCGGTGAGATATTGAATACGTCGCTCTATGCTAGCACAGCGATCACACCACTCTCGTATGAGTTCCTTTCCAGTAGGAGGTTCTCCATCGAGAATGAATTCATATTCATCTAAGGCCTCTAGTAACTGTAAATAATACTCCATACCATCTTATATGTGAGATGGAGTATTAATTTTAACAAGGGCAAAAAAAATACTGACGGCGGGGCTCGAACCCGCGACATTCGGCTTAAAAGGCCGACGCTCTACCGACTGAGCTACGCCAGTGAACATTCCAATACCGGGAGTTGAACCCGGGTCTAAGGGGTGAAAACCCTTTATGCTAACCGTTACACCATATTGGAGGCACTTGATGGTAATGGGCTCGCCGCCCGTCAATTTTGGGCCGGAAAACTTTTCCCCATGCGCTGCACCCAAATCTCAGAAGTCGCACTGGCTCGTGTCATCTCTCCCTTGAGAAACCATCCGTCTGCCATATGTTTCTTGATCATTTCCTGGATGCAGTTCTCGGACGACTCGTTTACAGAATAGAAGGCGACTGAGCGCGCAGCGAGCCACTTCCATTTGATTGTCATTGTGTGTGCAAAAATAGGGGGGCGGTGACTTACTCAATTTTATAACTTACTTTAGCACTTGACGGTATCCGCGCCAAGCCGCCTGTATCTTTACAGCGGCCGGTATGACCGTGGCCTTTCGGCAATACTGCTTTGAGAGAGTCCAGCCACGAACAATGCCCAAATACTTGATGCGCGGAACAAAGGTGCTCAGAACTGTACCAGAGTCTTCTTCAAGACTCTTCGGAATCCAGCCGCAGGCGCCCGCGGCCTCGCGCCACTCGATCTCAGTAGGATCGCGTGCGGCATTCAGGGTACACAGATCACGAAAGGACTCCTTATTCAGAGCAGGAAGCTCGCGAAACTCCTTGTAGCTGATCTCTGTCCCACCCAAATGCAGAAGAACTGCGTTAAGTATGGCATAGCTAAAGAGAACGGTCCCCTTTCCGTCGTGCCGCTTCCAGGCCTTGCGGATCCGGTAGCCGCGCCAAGCGGCCTGGATCTTCTTTGATGTCTCATGCTGGTAGAAGGCGAGAGACTGCGGAGCGAGACCACGAAGATCAGACCATGTCTCAGTACAGCGCAGAATCTGTCGAGTCCAGGCAGTATTTGTCCTGACCCACTTCTGCGGAGAGTTTCGCAGAATGGAGCGACGAGCTGCAGAGCCACGCCATGCGGCCTGGATCTTGATTGCGGACAGACGGTGCCAGCGTGCTCGGCTCATCTTCACCGAGGTTAGAACGAGCCGACGCTCGACCTGAACTTCTGCCCGCGCCTTATCGAGGTCCTCGATTCGCGCAGTGAGATTCTTGTGCTCATCGATTAGCATCTTGTAGCGAATCCAGTCCATGCGAACCGGATAGGCTCGCATGACTGCCTGGATTCGTGTGGCCGCGTAGTTCTTCAAGGCGTCCTCAGACAGAGCGGCGCGCTTGGCCGCAAAGTGATCCGCCGCAACTACCATGTTCATAACAGTCTGAAGGTCGGGCTCCGTTGACTCCGATGAAACAGAGGAGGCCTCTTCCTCAGACTCTTCCTCCTCAAAATCCTCTGGCAGACCCTCGTGCTCGTTTGCCTTGTGGCGACAGCAGGGACAGGTCTCTGGCAGATCCTTCATCACCTGGTTTCCGAACCAGGTCGTAAGACATATAAAGTGAAAGGTGTGGCTACAGGACATTTGAACATGACCCGTGCTCGCGTTAATATCTTCGAAGCAGATTGAGCATGACATTCTGAAGGGGGTGTGGTCATCTCCTGGGTCACCCTTGCTCAATTTTATTGAGTACCTTATAAAATTGAGCAAGGCCACCCAGACTCTCGAATCATGGCCACCGCTTGGATCCACCGCGCAAAGGCATCAGACATTCTTATTCGCTTTACCGACCTTCATGAGGCCTATTCCTATCTTTTGAGTCTTGCAAAGAGAGATGGTGCCTCCAATATTCGCCCCGAACCCAGCGAGCTGCCACCCAATGGTTACGATGTGGCACAGACATCTTCTGTGCAGTTTATTCTCCATGGCCAAAGTTTCGATGCCACTGAATGGAGCGAGAATATCGTAGTTCTCTTTCCAGAGGAGGCTCTCTATCTTGGAGACAGTGGAGAGCCGATGGGTTTTATTCCTGGAGAGACCGAGCGCCCCTGGTATCCAGAGTACCGATCTCACCAGGAACTCGATGAGGAGATCGATACCCATATGGGTTTGAACTCGGTGGCAGAGGCCTACCTCAAGGCCTACGAGTATAGGGATCACTTTTCAAACGACGAGTGGACCAGGATTCAGGATACAGAGGATAGGTTTATCGAAGATGGTCACTACGAGAATGCGGTCAACCATTGGAATAATGTTGTTGCTCGTGCGACCCAGCTTGAATAGGTTGATCAAAAATAGGGGTGATTTTTTACACGCTAGTATCTAGGGTAGCGTGAAGGAGCGATGACAGCCATGACACCAGGGTAGCTGCCAAAGATCTCGCGTGGCGAGCTCTTCTTGAGAACCTCTACGCTCACCTTGCCCTGCTTCGCGATGAACTCCAGAAGGTCGTGATGGCTCTTAGGAATCGCCCCGCCGCGATGCCGAAAGACCTTTGCGACATTCTTACAGCGCATGAAGGGCCAGAACCGCTCGGCATCTCGAACTCGCGGCGGAGGAACGTAGGGCTTAGGCTCTTCCTCCTCCTCAGAGGCATAGCCGCGCCGCTGATGGCGCTTCTTAGTGCCCCGCCTTGCTGCCTTCACGAGCTCGTGCATGGCAGAACTGTGGCCCTCACACTCCTCAGAGCAGCAGATAGACGCCCCATCCTCCAGCTCACGAGCACGCAGGATGGTCCAGGCCTCCTCCCAGTCAATCTTCATCTGGCGTGCAAGTTTTGTGGTATTCTCATCCGTGGCCGTGCGCATCTTTGCAACAACCTCGTTCACAACCTCGTTCACAGGAGCCGCCTCCTCTTCACACTGCTCAGCCTCCCACTCGCGCTCAAGCTCACGGTAGTTCAGGATAAGCTCCTCATGAAGGCTAAGACCCATTCCAGACATTTGTGTAATAAAAATACGGGGGTGTACATAGTCAATTTTAACTAGTAGTCGCAGGCGTACTTACCAGTTAGATCAAAGATCTGGTCGAGAATACTCTCTGCCTCATAGGGCTGAAGGGAAATAGACATGTGCTGAGACTGAAAGTTTTCCCTCGCGAAGACATAATAGGTGTAGCCATTCTCGTCAATATTGAAGTCGTCGGCGTCGACATCATCTGTGCGCCTAACAAGAAAGTCCTCCTGGAGAAAGAAGTAGGTCACCTCCTTCCCCCTGCGTACCAGAGTAATCTCGTAGAGGTTGTTCGTCAGAAGGACCTTGGGCATCGACATGGTTGTATACAAAAATGAGGAGCGGTCGTAAAATCAATTTTACCCGCCAAGACTATTCAGAACAGGTGGGAAAGATCGATATAGAGTCCCTTCCACTCTGCCATGAGTTGGGTCCGCGCCGTCAAGCCGAAGTCCGTGAAGTGAAAGACGGAGCGCTCGAGCTTCTTGGAGTAGATCTGGTAGCACCAGGTCTCGGGGTAGGTCGACATCTCATAGTAGACGTGCTCGATCTCGAGCTGCTCCGTGGCCGTCGTAAGAACCATGGTCGCGCCCGGAAAGCGCTCCTCGAGCTCCTTCAGTTTGAGCGCGTCGGTGGCGCCCTTGAGCGGCGTGTTGCAGAGCTCCTTGAGCTCCTCGTCCGAGACAACCGAAAGCGCCTCTGTTGTCTCGGCGATCTGGAGGCGGATGTTGAGGTCGTAGATGTCCTGCTCGTAGGAGGCGAGGATCTCCTGAAAGTCCTGCTTGGTGGCGGCGAAGTCATTCTCCTTGGTCTCGAGGAGGGCCATGATCTCGATAGAAGACATGCTGTTTGGGGGTGTACCTAGCAGTCAAAGGGTATAGTATTCAATTTTAAACAAAAATATCTCTGTTCCTCTCGATGCAGTTCAGAAGATGCTCTGGGTCAGCCGCACCGGGTTGAGCGTGACGTGGCGAACAAAGGGCATCTGGGAAACCCACTCGAGCGCGGCGCGCGCGAACCCGAGGAGCTTCTCCTTGCGCGTCACCGAGGTAGTTCCCCAAACCTCCGAGTTCTCGTCGACCCAGGGCGTGAGAAACCGGATCAAGCTCTCCCTCACACCCTTCTGGTGCATGAAGGCGATCTCGGAGCGCGGGGTCAGGCAGAAGCGGAACATGCACTTGGCCGTGCGCCGCAGGCGCGGGAAGTCGTCTGTGTCGAGGTAGATCTGGTAGCGCTTGACAATGTTATTGTGCTCCTGCTGGAGGATGTCGAGCGCGTGCTTGAGCGCAAAGTCGGCGGGCAGCTTCTTCCAGACGCGCTCGTCCTTCTTGACGACCTCGTTGAAGGCGATAACGTCGCGGTGGTCGAGGAAGCGGGCGATCTCGTACTGCAGCATGTCCTGGGGGAGCTTGGTGAAGACTGAGGGCATTTTGCTTGGTGGGGTAATAAAAATGTAGGGGGTGCTGTCTGTCAATTTTACAGCGCCGTCAGAAGAGGTGCGACAGATCAATGTATCGGCCGCGCCATTCTGCGGAAAGCTGCGGCTTACCTATCACGCCGAGGCCCGCGAAATCCATCGTGGGGTGGTAGCAGCATTCGCATGCGATCATGTGGTTTGCGCTCTCATCCGCATAGAAGTCTTCATAGACGTACTGCACGGAGACCCGCATGCTCTCTGTTGTCAGCACCATCTTCGCACCAGGAAAGCGCTTCTCGAGCTCCTTCAGTCGGAGCGCGTCCGTCGTGGCTTTCAGCGGCCTCTTGCACAAGGCGTTCAAGGCCTTGTCCGAGATTTGCGGAGGTAGGGTGATCGCGACGCTGCCGCCCTCGGGGAGCGAGTCACGCCAGGCCATCTCGTTCTCGAAGAAGGTCTTGAGGAGTGGCGTGCGCGCGATCCACGGCGGCCTGGGCACGCCAAGACGCGTCGAAAGACGGATCTCAGTACAGGGTACGCACTCACAGGTAGTCGTATCGTGACAGTAGCCGCCGCCATTCGTGACACGCTTGACCTCTAGGACGCCGTCCTTCGTGACCACGGCCACACGGTAGGTCTCGGGATCCGAGTTCGAGATCCACTTTAGCTTCGTACGCTCGTCGCGCAGAGAGCTCACGCGAGCCAGCTCGAGCTTGGTCTTCAGCTTTGAGAGGTTGTCCTCGGCGATCTTGATCTGCGCTTCGATGGCGGAAATCGTCGTCATTGTGGTGTGCAAAAAATAAGGGAAGCGGCTAAATCAATTTTACGTTCAGTCACCCGTGTAGAGAATGCCGCGCACGCGGAAGGAGTTGCCGTCCTGCACGCACGCATTACAGGTCGTGTGCTTGCGCATCCAGTCGACCACAGTGCAGTTCTCACAGCAGATCCAGTACGAGCCCTGCGACGCGAGGCGCTTGATGATCGCGCGCTCGTTCGCCTTGGCCGCGGCGATTCCCTCTGGTGAGCGCGCGACGGCCTTCAGCGCCTTCTCCTTCTTGATGGCGGCATTCAGCTCATCAAGAAGGAGAAGGCGAAAGTCGGGGCTGTCCTTCTCGATAGGGACAGACCACGACTTCTTCTGGTCGTCCCACTTGCCGCCGTTCGTCTTGATAAGGTCCTTGATGACGAAGGTCTTTCCGGAGATGATGAGGCTCTTGTCGTAGGTCTTGAACTCGAGGGCCATGGTTGCTTGAGGGGTGTTATATAGGGTGCTGGGGCCATAATCAATTTTACAAAAAATAAGAGGAGCCGTGGCCTCTGTTGCCCATTTACTCCTCGCGCGCCGTCGTGTCGAGAACGCCGTTCTTGAAGAGGCCGGCCCAGGCGCCGAGCTCGCCGTCGATCGTGCCGGGCTCGTAGCAGCGGCCGTCGGCGAGGCGGATGTAGGTCTTGCCGGCGATCTTGATCTCCTCTGTTACCGGGTTCTCGCTCATGGCCTCTGCGACGCGGTTCGGGGGGATCACGAGCGCGGCGGGCTTCTCGGCGGGCTTGGCGGCGGGCTTGTCGGCCTCCTCGCCAGACGCGGCTCCCTCCTTGGCCGCCTTCTTGGCGATGCGGCCCGCCTGCATCTTGGCCTTGTGCTCCTCCGTCAGGACGCGCTTGGGCTTGTCGGCGGGCTTGTCGACGGGCTTATCGACGGGCTTCTCGGCCTCCTCACCAGACGCGGCCCCCTCCTTGGCCGCCTTCTTGGCGACGCGGCCGGCCTGCATCTTGGCCTTGTGCTCCTCCGTCAGCACGCGCTTGGGCTTGTCATCCGCGGGCTTGGCGGGCTTGGCGGCGGGCTTGGCGGCGGGCTTGTCATCAGCGGGCGAAAGCGAGAGCTTAACGGCCGCGGCCCACGTATCGTCGGAGACGGTGACCTTGATCGAGTTGAGGATCGCGAGAAGCTGGTTGGCGTTCATCTTGTTGCGTGTGGTGTTCTGAGTGCTTGGGGGGTGCTAGATATACGGGGTGAAAGGCGATTCAATTTTACCATGGCTCAAATCAACCCCGTTAAAAAAGGTCTGCACGCCAGACCCGTAAAGAGGGCTACCAGCGGCCGCGCGGGCGCTCCGAACGCTCGGAGCGCTCGTTCCAGACGCGGACGGCCGGCGCCGCGAGGCGGAAGTTGCGGTCCGTGTCCCACTGGCGCAGCCAGCCCTCCTCGCCCGGGTGCATGCGGTCGCAGACGTGCTTCGCGACCTTGGCGCCCGTCACGGGGTCCGTGTACTCGTGCGACCAGCACTCCGTCGTCACCGACATGGTCGTCGGGCGCGCGGGCGTGCCCTGGCAGTTGTAGAGGAACTTGCAGGGCTGCGCGACCTTGGCGATCGCGGACTTGCGCTTCGTGCACATGGCGCCCACGCGGATGGCGACGCGCTCGGCCTTGAGGCGCGCGTCGGCCGCGGCGGCGCGCGCGTTGGCGACCGCGTCGATCGCAACGCGGTTGGCGCGGTAGTCGGCCGAGGCCTTCTCCTCGAGGACCATCAGCTCGTCGCCGTACATCGCCCACCAGCTCTTGTTGGCGAAGTCCTTCACGTCCTGCTCGTAGGCGAGCCCGAAGAGGCGGCCGAAGGGCGTCGTGGGCGCGGCGACGACCACGGGCACGCAGCAGGTGCCGAGGCAGTCAGAGTCGTGCTCGAGGAGGATGCCGCTCCAGCTGCGGCCGTTCACCACGCCCATGGCGCGGCGCTCTGCAATCTTGAGGTCGAGGTCGGCGTAGCGCTTGAGGTCGGAGGCGGAGGGGGTGTCGAGGGTCTTGAAGTCGTCGGTCGAAGAGAGCATTGTGTGTCGTGTGTCGTGTGTCGTGTGTCGTTGGCTTGAGGGGTGCAGATGGGGCTAGGGGATTTGCCTGTCAATTTTATGCCAAGATTGAATGACTTCTGTTCAAGATGCTTCGCTCTGCTATGCGCTATAGCCCCTCTGTTATGGCCTATATGCTCTGCTCTGCTATGCCCTATAGCCCCTCTGTTATGGCCTATATGCTCTGCTCTGCTTCACCTGTACCTGGCTCTGCTCTGCTTCACCTGTACCCCTCTCTGCTCTGCTTAACCTGTACCCCTCTCTGCTCTGCTTCGCCTGTACCCCTCTCTGCTCTGCTTCGCCTGTACCCCTCTATGCTCTGCTTCGCCTGTACTCATCTGTGCTCTGCTTAGCCTGTACCCCTCTTTGCTCTGCCTGCATACCTCTGTTTTACAGAGATTTGAATCAATCCTATAATAAAATTGATTCAATGGCCCCCATATAGATATGTTGAGGTGGAGCCTTGCTACTGGGTGATTGGGTCGTGGTGTAAGACGGAGATTTGACTCCGCGCATCACTATACTCCGTCCGACTTTAGCAGCTCTAGGACAGGCGGCGGCCTGATCCGGGCGGCGGGGCACTGTTCCCCATTGCTGCGACGTCACAGCCACATGAGGGTTGAATCGGCACGTTTCGAGAGAACGTGGGTCGGAGCAGCGGAGGCTCTGGCATTCCGGAGGTGACGAGCGGTCTGTGCGCGGTAGGGGCACAGGCCAACGGACGTGCCAAATAGAATCTAACACGGATGGGCACGACGGGTTGGAGCGATGGAGGGGCTCCGCCAAAGGAACATCTTTTTACCGCCTTGACAGTAACGTCTTACCGTCAAGTGCTAGGATTAATAACTCCAGAGGAGTTATTAATCCAGCCTACTTACCGCCAAGTGCCAAAGTTAAGAACGCCTATTAGGCGTTCTTAACTTAGCCTACTTGCCTATGTAGTGTTGTAGGCCAAAGTTAAGTACCCCCTTTAAGGGGGTACTTAACTTTGGCACAAC